TACTCGCTTTTAAAGTAGCAGTTGCAAATAAAAATTTTCATTTGTCTCAGAAAATTGAAAATGTCGAAACGGTTAAAAAGTTTATTGAGTTTGTTCGAAATAACTATATTTTACAAAATTTCGAGTTCGAAAGTATAGCAACGAAAATTTCGAACAAATCTGACGAGCTCAATTTACGTTTCACGTTGGAGCTTTGTAAATTACATTTGAGTTCGAATAATTCTAAAAATTAAAAAAAATTTATGGAATTGTTTGAATTGAATAAACTTTCTAAGGAGTTTCACAAAAAAACAGGGGGCGAAATTTTAGCTCCCTGTTTTCATAACAGTAACCAAGGTTTTATCTTTTTTTACTTTATTTTACCCGAAAATGATAAGGAGGTAAATATGTGGACTGTTGCCAATTTTGCAATGGGTTACTTTCCTTGTGAGTATGCTATCCAAATAATTTTTAAAAAAAATAGCAACACAATGGGTAAAATTTTGTTAAAATCCATGGAAAGTTTAAATTGATTTTTCTTATGGATATTGTCCCATGACAATATCCATTTTTTTAATTAAATAAAATTGCTAAAAGCCCGGTTGATAGCTGCCAGCCCTATGCCTTGTGAGCCTTAGGGTCTCCCGAGCAACACCCCCCCGTTCCCCGCTACACACTAAAAAAAGCCCCGCAAGGCCTAATCTTACTAAAAATTCTGGGAAAAATTTAATCTACTGTATATGGGGATTTCACTAAAGCCCTATAATCCAACATCAAATCCCATTTCCCCATAGCACTTACAACTACTCTCTCAGTTTTTTTCTTTTTGGGTGATTATTTAGATCCCTGCATTTGCTTCTGTACCTCAGCTTCGAAGAACTCATTTAACTTAAACATTAATTGTTCTATTGCTGATGCCCATTCTAAATTATCTTTCATCTGATAACTCAATGCCTGGATCGATAAAAGTGCAGCTACATTACCCGCCATAAAAGCTCTACGTTGCTCATTTTTTTGTATTTCGGGCATTTCTGATTCACAAACACCTATTAAAGATAAATACCTTTGATAATTTTCTTCAGGGTCCTCCGCACACAGATCATTTAGAGATTTAGTCATGGTTTTGAGTTTACTATTATAGTATTTAGTGCTAAATACAATGCTATTATAGGTGTAAAAATCATGAAAGAATTCTTTTGTGGGTTTGACCAGGTGTTTAAATCCCAACTTCCTACTATTAAAGCGAATACTAAACTTGTAATTACATAATACACTAGTGTTAGTATTATAAATTGTTTCCACTTAAAAGCTTTGGGTTTATTTGTGGGATCTGAGCTAAGCATTGTGGTTTTATTTAAAGAGTAATAACTAGCAAGTTTATATTAGTTTTATAGTTTACCACAAAAGTAGTAAAACTATAAAACTAGAATAACACCTAATAAACCTGTGGGTTTATTTATTTTCTATAGAAATTGTGTTAGAATTAGGAGAAGAGAGCTCTTTTTTGGGGATTTCGTTTTTAATAACAGCTGCTAAAGGTATGTATGATTCTAGGGGTATATAAAATACTAAAGTGCGGGTATTAAAGTTATGCTCTTCGGTAGTTGACCTGCAATTTTTACCCCATTTACATGGAGAGATTTTCACTGTTAGTCCCGATACTACCCCATTCCAGGCTTCTAAAAGCTCAGATCGATCTAAACTTTCACTACTATACAGTAAAGCATCACACACGCGACAACGTATATGGATTGCGTACTCGCGTTTTTTAGAGCCTGCATTAACTACTTTGGGCATATAAATTCTCAGTTTAAATTTAAAAGTATTACCCTGTAAGTTTTTTCTTCACCTGTACTAAGTATCATAAGCCCAGGGTCTACAGAAGAATAAATATCGCGTAGTTTTACTAAATCTTCACCCTGAGCACTTGTTAAAAGCATTACTTTTTTGCCCAATTTTAAACTGGATAGGGCAGATATAGCAGCTACTTTAATCAAGGCTGATTGTTGAGGCGTAATCATCACTTGTGAAGTATTAGGGTGATTCTTCTACGGGGTCATTTATAGCTTCGGAATATTCAACATACCAATGACCCAAAAATATAGAGGCATTGTATAGCTGGTACAAATAACCCCCATATATACGAGTAATATAAAGGTATATACCTGTGTTTCTAGCTAAATCGTTAGTATTTTCAAAATCTATCCAGGTAATCCCATCCCTATAAAGCTGAGAATAAGTATTAAGCGTTATTTTCAATGTTCTGTGCAGTTTCAAATTTTTCAGTTTTTCGAGTATCAGAGAAGAGCTCATTAGTTATAAAGTTTTAAATTATTTTGTATGTTTTTAAGTCTTCTTGTACACTGCGCTAATTTAGGTTTACTACAGTGCCATCAAAGTCCCAATAAATAATCATAAAACAATAGGGGTTAATTCACCTAATAATAAGTTTTGATTTTTTACGCTAACTTCTTGGGCTGTTATAATGTATTTAGCTGGGTGTATTTTATTGAGAAGGTTTAATTGGATGGATGCGAAAAACTTAGCTTGTTCAAGCGTATCATCTAATACGTCGTGAATAATTACTTTATTAGTATGTGGGTTATTAAAGTAAAACCTATAAAAACTAATTACTTCTATAGGTAAGGGTACAGCTGTGGGGGGTATTACACTACCCGGTTCTAGTTTTACTACGCTTTTAGTAAATTCGGATTCAATAATATATAAGTTAGCGTTTATTTTCATGTATATAAGCTATATAAGCTTCTGATTTCTACGGGGAGTTGGTTAATAAATACCATGCGCTCAGCTTCAGGTTTGTGCATTAAATACCTATAGAGTGCGTCCACGAGAATATCGTTTATCTCTCTATCTTTTTCCCTTATTTTTGAGCATAAGGCTTCTTGGTGGGAACTTATACCATTCTCCCAGTGCTGATGGATTTCTAAGTTATCCATTAGGGTATCATATTCAGCTTTTAAAGTCGTGTAATTGGAGTTAGTCGCTAAAAATAAAGAAAATGAAAAAAAATCGAAGTTCATGAATTTATATAGTATGGGGTGATCTGGTTTATGCTACAGCGTACGCAACACTAGTTTAGCATAGATATGCGGATAATTGGAGTATGTAGCGGTAATGGCGTTAGCCTTTTTCCGTTTAAAGAAGATATTGTTTTAGCCATAGAACCAAGAGCTAAGTTTAAGTTTAAAAATAATGAGCAATGGAAATTGAATTTTAATAGTATACCCTTGTATACACAAGTATGTTTTCCTGTAGCTAAGAATATAACAGCTATTATAGGTCATCCTAATTGTGGGAACACTTCTAACTTAGCCTATTCGCGAGCTAAGCGTCAAAAAAATCCTTTGGGGGATATAACTGTAGATTTCTTTATCCGTGCGATAAATTTTTATAAGCCCAAAGTATTTTTCTTTGAAAACTTACCTAAATTGTTACATTATTTACCTAAAGAAAAGCTCTTAGAGCTATGGCCAAACTATAATTTACTTATTACTTGTGGATCTGTAGCTAAATGGGGAAATTCCCAGATTTCTAGAGAACGATTAGTTATAATAGGTTTCCGAAAAAATTTAATGCCCGGAATTTTAGAATGCGCTAAAAGCTTCAAAATCCCTAAATATGAACTAAAAACTACACAAGAATTACTACAAGGTTTAACTTACCCCGATGAAAAGCTCTGCCATATCCGGGAACCTTTCAACACTATTGTTTGTATGGAAAAGGATTATCAAAAATTGACTTTAGCTCAAGTTAAAACAATCTGGAATACTGAATTAAAGGGTAAAAAGAGATGGGATGCTACTACTACAGGTAAAGGAAATATGAAAAATTTACCTGGAGTATATCGTAATTTAGCGAAAGATTTACCTTTAACAGTTAGGGAGCAGCTAAGACAATTTAATCCCGATGGTGAAGTATTAACTCCAAGGGAAATTGCGAGAATCCAAGGTATACCAGATGACTTTAAGCTTTGGTATGAGCCTACTAAAGCTAAGTATTGCTTAAATAAAGCTCGAATTACTTGTGCTAAAGGACCTCCTTATGAATTATTGAATTACTTTAAAGCTTTACTAACATACCTCGATAATCAAAATCTGCTTAAAAACTATAAACAGCTGAATAGTTAGTATTACAGGAAAAAAACATATATTATGGTGAACATAAACACTTCTAAGAGGTTACGTTCTGGGCAATACTACCCCCAAACTAACACCAAAACTAGTATATTTTTACACCATACTGCAGGATCTACTGCAGAAAGTACTCTTGAATGGTGGGATCATACTCCCGATATAATAGGTACAGCTTATGTAATAGATCGAAATGGTCAAATTTACGAAGCTTTTGATCCCTCACGATGGGCTTACCATTTAGGTATACCCAATTTAAAAACTAATATCCAAAGGACTTCTATAGGTATAGAATTAGTTAGTTTGGGGGGATTAAAACCCGGGGTAAATAATAGAGCTATGTTTTATCCACTTTGGCCAAATACTGATAAAGGTAAAGCTATTGAACCATCAGAAGTATATAGTATGCCCAATAAAGTTGAATGGCGTGGTTATACTATGTTTCATAAGTATACACTGGAACAAATCGAAAATTGTATTGGTTTAATGGCTTACTTGATCGAAAAGTTTAAAATTACAGTACAGAAAGATTTGACGCGTTTTTATGAGTATAACCCTGAAGTATTTAGGCTAAATTTACCAGGAATATGGTCCCATACTACTGTTAGAAGTGATAAATCAGATATTTATCCTGATCCTTTTCTTTTAGATGCTATTCATAGAGCTTTCGGAACCTCGAAATAACAATCACTAATTATATACACTAGAGGGGGTTATAATATATATACTAAAGTATATATTATACCCCTCTAGTATTTAAGTAAATTTTTTAACTTTTAACTACGTACTACGTACCACGTACTATGAAAACTGAGATTTTAAGGCAATTTTTCGGAATACTCAAATTCGCAGCAGTGATTATTATACTTTTACTAGTATTTAAGCGTTTAGAGATCTCCGATAATGTACTCAACTCAGCTCTAAACAAACATACTGACAGCCTTATAGCCGCTATAGCTTACAAAATACCAAAAATACAGGGTTCAGAATCAAAACCTACTACAGTTATTCGTTATACTCCTCCAATTTCTACTAATACACTTAGTTTAGACTCTGTATTAAGGGTAGTAGACAGCTTAAATAAGCGTATAGCTGAGATAAACCCAGTGTTTATTACTTACGAACCTCAAAAACCCAAGCTTTTGTATGCTAAATTTACGGATAAATCTATAGCGTTAGATTTACTTAGAGTCGATGGTAGTATTTATAGGGATAATTTTAACGTAGATTACACTAAATATGATTACGAATGGCAAGGAACTAATTTAGTGGCTTCTGGGCGCAAATACTCTTTGAAAACCCCTCAAAAAATTACTCTGTGGAGTCATCTTAAGTATGAAATTCTACAGGGTGAGCCTGAAGTTGGGTTAGAAGTTCGCTTAAATCTGTTTAAACATCTAGAATTAGCGGGTCAAACTAGTTTTTACTATACTAGCAAAGTAGAGCCTAAGATTGCTATTACGTTGAGTAAACAGCTAAAATAATGATTGTAGCACCTAGAGTTAAACGCGTAAAAACAGCGGTATTCACGCGTTATCTTTCGGAAAAGGAATTTGAGATATTAAAAGAAGTAAGGACTAATGTTTTTAGCTTTTTAAAGTTTATCTGGGTGATTCACCCTGTAAGGGGTAAAGTACCATTTGACCTATACCCCTTCCAAACTACTACGCTTTACGAATTTTTAAAAAATCGCTTTACTATTATTCTGAAATTTCGCCAAGCAGGATTAACTGAACTAATAGCTGCTTATTGTTTATGGCTAGCTATGTACCAGTCTAATAAAAATATCATTATCCTGTCTATTAAAGAGCGTGTAGCTAAGAAATTACTTAAGCGGATAAAGTTTATGTACCGCAATTTACCAGATTATTTAAAGGTACCCATTATTAATGGTCGGGGTGAAGAACTGGGTACTAGTACAGATTTAGAATTTGCTTCGGGATCTGTTATTACTTCTGTACCGACTACCGAAGATGTGGGGCGGTCTGAAGCTGCTTCATTGTTGGTCATAGATGAAGCTGCTATTATCAGATGGGCTGATCAAATTTGGGCGGCTATTTTCCCAACTATATCCACTGGTGGTTCTGCAATTGTTAATTCATGTGTTACTGGTGATACAGAGATTATCGGTAGAAATGGCAATTTTAAAATAGAGCAAGTTTGTCCCAAAGAATTTGGGGTACAAGATATAAGGTTTATGAACTTAGAAGTACTAACACATAAACTACAGTGGAAAAAAGCTATATATGGATTAAACAAGGGTAACCTAGAAACTTGGGAAATACAAAATGAATTTGGTGATACAATAAAATGTACTCCTGCTCATAAATTCTTAACCCCCTTTGGTTGGCGTTCTGCCGAAGAAATTGTAAATAAAAACCTTTATACAATTATTTATAATCATGGCATCAGTAAACTAGAAAAGCCACCCATAACTATACCCCCACAATATGAGGTATTAAAAGAAATAAGCGGTTTTCCAAATTACCTAATTTCTAACTTGGGTAAGGTATACTACAAGGAAAATAAAAAAGAAAAAGAAGCTAAGCCCAATAAATTAGGCTATAGGAGAATAAAATTGTGGTCAAGCGGTAAAAATAAAACTTTTCATATATCAAACTTAGTAGCTGAGCATTTTATTGGTAAAATACCCCTGGGTTATGTGGTAGACCACATAAATTGTATAACTACAGATGATTATGTCACTAACCTTCAAATAATAACAAAAGCAGAAAATGCTAAAAGGGCTGCTAAATTTAGCCGGGGATTAAATTTGAATACCAATACTGGTAAAGGGGCTCCTGATCTTCAATTAGTTGGGTATATAAAATATCTCCATGAGCATAAAAACTATGAGCCCGATAAAATTATAAGTAGGGTAGAAAGGAAATTTCATAAGCTAATAAGCAGGGCATATATAAGTAGGATAGTTAATAATAAGCGTAATACTAATGTTAAACTTTCTAAACTCTTCATTAAAAGAAAGTTTAGCGAAACAATTTACGATATAACGGTCGAAGGTGATGAATCCTACATTTCTAATTCTAACTATATATCCCATAACACTCCCTATGGTGCGGGTAATTGGTTTCATCGTATGTGGGTTGCAGCTTGTTCTGGAGGAAATAATTTTGTACCTATAAGGTTAAGGTGGCAAATGCACCCCGAAAGAGATCAGGCATGGTATAACGAAATGGCTGCTCAACTTGGTCCTAAACGTACAGCTCAAGAAATAGATGGGGATTTTTTAACTTCGGGATCATCTGTTTTCCATTTACCAGATATAAAAGCTATTGAAGATGAGCTTAGGGATTTAAGCTATGAAGAACCCCCAAGTATGGGCGGAAAACTTCTAACTTATAAAAGGCCTCGTCCGGGTATTCGTTATTTTTTGGGCGCGGATATTTCTACGGGTAGAGCTAAGGACTACAGTGCTTATTCTATTTTAGATGAAGAAGGGACAGAAGTAGAGTGTTTTAAAGCTAAAATACCACCGAATGAGTTTGCTGATTTAATTATGCGCCGGGGAAAACGTTACAATAATGCGTTGTTAGCACCAGAAACTAATGATATAGGCTTAGCTGTAACCTCCCGAGTTCAAGCTCAAGGTTACCCCAGGCTTTACTATTCTAAAAAATTACTCAAAGCTAAAGGTAAGAGCAAATATGAAGAACAAGTGGTCCCCGGATGGCTTACTACTAGTAAAAACCGGCCAGTAATTATTAGTGAATTAGAAGAAGACCTGAGACTAGATAATATATATGTAACCAATCCATTCTTTGTACAGGAAGCTTATACATTTATCTATGACGATAGGAATAAACCTATAGCTATGGGTAAAAATAGGACTTCCAAGGAAGCAAGCGATAATTTAGCTTCAGAAACTTTTACGGATGATAGTATATTGGCTTTAGCCATTACTAATCATATACGTAAAACTAAATCAATAGGGCCTATTATTTTACCTCGCTAAGATGGCTAATTTTTTACTTCAACTTTACAATCGAGTTTTTAGGGATTCGAACACCCCTAAGACTATGCCCCCTCGTAAAATAGATCCCAAGGTGTTCCCCACTGAGCGTATCAGTGAAATGCCTAGAAGCTCAGCGGGTATACTTGAGCTTAAGGATAAGCTAAATATATTTAAACCCGAATTTAGCTTTGAAATGATCCCTATAATTAGGAAGCTGGTCAAGCTAAACCCCAATTTGGGTCAAGCTTTAGATAATATAGTGCAGCTGGGTAATACCGGTCACGATATAGTGTTTGATTCTGGGGTTAGTGTTAAGGAAGTAGATAATATGAATAGGTGGTTAAACGACCGTAAACATACGTGGTGTGAAGGACAGGCAGGAATGGACGGAGTAGTTAACCGGATGATCAGCCAATTAATGATTAGCGGGGCTACTGCTACAGAATGGGTACCCCGTAGAGATTTAAAGGGTATCCATTCAATTGTTTTTATTAATCCCGAAACTATACGGTGGGGTTTTGATAGGCGGTCACAAAAGTGGATCCCCTACCAGAAAGTTGAAAATTCTTTAAACAAAGAATTAATTAAGCTTAACCCTTTAACTTTTAGGTATTATGCGCTAAACGGGGATGAAGATACTCCCTATGGTTTTCCACCATATCTAGCAGCTTTAGAAGCTGTGTCTATGCAAATGACAATGCTAGATAATATCAAGTTTATAGTGGGCCAGTTGGGTTTATTGGGTTTTTTACATGCTCTAATACAAAAACCTGAACAGCAAGCTAACGAAAGCATATCTGCTTATACCCAAAGGTTAGAAAAATTCCTTACTGAAACTCGGGATAGTTTAGCTAAAGGTTTTAGACAGGGTATTTTAGTGGGCTATAAGGATGATACTGAGTTTGACTTTCACAGTACTACCCGTAATTTAGACGGTATGTCTGAGCTCTACCAGCTAAATGAGCTTAATTTTGCTTCTGGCGCTAAAATGGATGCTGCAATGTGGGGACGGGGTTATGCTACTTCAGAAACCCAGATTAATGTAGTTTTTTCTAAGCTATTAGCCCAACTTAAAAATATACAGAATATCTTAAAGGCTAATTTAGAGTTTGGTTATACTTTGGAATTGAGGATGGCGGGTTACAATTTTAATAACCTTACAGTTGTTTTTAATCCTTCTACAGCTGTAGATAAGCTAAAAGAGCAACAAGCAGAAGAGTATAAGCTTCGTAATTCTCTTATACTTTACTATTCAGGTATAATCAGCTTAGATGAGTTTGCTCGGAGGCATGGTTATGAAGCTCCGGATCAAAAAGATATAAGATATTTAGTAAATAATCCTATAACTCCAGAGGAGGCTGCTGAAAAAAGACGGAATCAAAAATCTAAAAGCGCTTCGGATACTCGCGATAAGCGTAAACGTAAATCTTCTACTAAGCAGTCAGGGGATTTAGCTGAATTATTAATGTTATTGTACGAGCCTAAAGAATCTATAAAGCAAAAACTCTCTAAATTTACGTCAGATGCCGTTGATGTCTATTAAGTTATTGGGTAACAGAGCCTTAGTGTTACCCCATATCAGTGATTCTGCTATACTTTTAAGAGAGGCTCCAGAAAACGAAAAGTTGGTTAAAAGTTTAGAGTTAGAAAAGCTGGGGCTTTTTGAAGTGGCTTCTCCCGATTTTAACCGTTTTTACCCTAACACTACACCCCAGGATTTCGAACCCCGAGAAGAAGAGTTTGTAAAACCTGTATTCAGGATGCTTTCGGCTACAATAGTTAACCCTGCTAATCCTATTGACTTTAGTAAACCGGGAGTATTAAAAGCTTCCATGGAAAAACTTTATGGCCAAACAGTTTATGCTAACCATGAAACTTCTGTGGGCAATGAATTAGGGGTGGTATCTCAGGTAGTATGGCAAAATAGTTATACCACTGATAAGGGTATAAAGATACCCGCGGGTATTAATGGTGTTTTATTAATTGATGGTAAGGCTAATCCTAAAATTGCTCGGGCTTTGAGCTTAACGCCCCCAGCTATACATTCCAATTCAGTATCCTTAACGTTCGAATGGGCTCAATCGCATCCCAAAATGTCCCAAGAAGAATTTTTTGCAAAGCTTGGTTCTAGGGATTCAGAGGGTAACTTAGTCCGGAGAATAGTCGTTCAAATTTTAGCCTATTACGAAACTTCTCTGGTACCACATGGAGCAGATCCTTTTGCACAGCAAATACGAGAAAGCCAGATAGTTAATCCTGTGTGGGCTAAAAACCGAGAAGTATTAACTGCTAATCAAAAACAGGCGAGTACTATGTTTTATTATGATTACACTAATATACTCGCTTTATCTAACAACTCAACACTATCCGAATTTACTGATGTAATAACAACTAATATGCGGGATCATCTAATACTTATTGCTACTCTTTTAAACATTGAGTTAACCGACAAATCAGATGAAGTATTGGTCCAAGAAATTTTGAGCCAAACTAAAGAGCTTAAGCATAAATTAGCTATGCTGGACACACTTCAAGCTGAAAGCAACCAACTCAAGCAAGAAGTAGCCAGTTTGCAAGATAAACTAAATGCGCAACAGAGTTTAGTTGCACTTGGCGAAAAAACTAAAGCAGATTTAAGAATAGAAGCTAAGCGTATTTATACAATCCTGAAGGATGGTAAACCCGAAGCAACTATCTTAAGCATTTTGGATAATGCTGAAGTGGATACCCTAAAAGTTTTACATGCTGAGTACGCTGAGCAGCTTGAAGCTAAGTTTCCGCTGAGCTGCGGGGATTGTAAAAGCTTAAACGTATCTAGGGCTTCAGCTGTGGTAGGTGAGCCTTCTCCGACTACCACGATTAAGCGTAAAACTGTAAAGTCTGTTTTTGATTAATCAGCCAGACTAAGTTAAGCCCTATAAATCTTATCGCTGTTTTCTCTTAACCATAGATCTCATCTCTAAACATTTTTAATATGAGTGGAATTACCATAGTTACCAATACTCCCAAGGCTGTAATCAGCAAACACGAGTCACACAAATTACATATTGCCCTTGAAGCCGAGGGCCGAAAAAGCTTACTCACTTTCAGTGCTGCATTAGTAGCATCAAACACTATTAATGGTACTGTTAATGGTAATCCTATCCCACAGGTAACTTTTGCTGTAGATAGCGATTCTACAATGGCTGCGATTGCTGCGGCTATCGCATCAATGGCGGGAGTTAAATCAGCTAATGTGATTCAAGTTGCTGGTGGAACTTCAAATGATAGGGTAATCGAAGTTATCAGCGAGGATCCCAATACGATTGTATCACTTACTGGATGGGCTGTAACTAATGGTGCTAGTCAAGCTACTATAACCATTAGCGTAAGCGATAAGCGAATTAAATTGGGCATGCCCGTTCAAATTAATGCTTTGGGTAAACTAGAGCCACTTACTGCAGCTAATGCTGAGATAGATATGGTGGGTGTATGTATTCAAGAAGTAAGTGCAGGCGAAGAAGCTACCATTGCAGCTAGAGGTTATATGGTTGTGAAGGCTAAAGCTTCTGGAGCTGTTACTCCAGGTAAAGTTGCTTATGCTGGATATGATATGGGAGCAGGTAGGCCTTTAGTTACTAGTTCCTCAGTGACTGCTGCTAATCTATATGGTTGGGCGCTTGCAGCTGCAACTGCAGATGCCGAAGTAGCTGTAGTAGTTTGGTAAGAATCGATTCATAAAAACTTTTAAAACACTCTTAACGTATGGACCTTAAACGCTTTAAAGCAAGCACTATTAAAGACAGCTTATCTGAAAAGCTTACTGAAATATCTAGGTTACGCCAGCAGGGCGAACAAGATATTTCTCTAACTGAACTTGCTAGGGAAAATTTTAACATGAGCGTACCAGATTTGGTAGCTGATCTCGGTATCGAATTAGATAGAGACACAGTTAACAATATAGTAACTCATGCGGATTACCAAAGTATTCGTTGGGTAGTACCCGAAATTTTTAGGGAAGCTTTAGCTTTGGGCTTACGCAAAAGTCCCATTTGGCCTAATATAACTGCTACGGAGCAAAGCATAAAAGGCTTATCAATTATTTCTCCGTATGTAAACATGAGTGATGCTTCACCCGAGAAGGTTAACGAGGCTGAAACTATTCCTTTGGGTTCTATTTCAGTGGGACAAAAGGCGGTAAGCATTTTTAAAATTGGTAAGGGTATTAAGATGAGCTACGAAGTACGTAATTACGTATCTTTAAACGTGCTATCTATTTTCTTCAGGGATTTTGGGGTTAAAATGGGGTATGCTATGGATTCCCTGGCGATCAATACGCTAATCAATGGAGATCAACCCGATGGTTCAGAATCTGCTGCAGTAATTGGTATAACTACTCCGGGTACTTTTGCTTATAAAGATTTACTCCGGATTTGGATTAGAGCTTCTAGAATGGGGCGCAATTTTAATACTATCGTAGGAGGCGAAGCAGCTGCATTGATAACCTTAGATTTACCAGAATTTAAGAATAGAGCTACGGGCACTACTGAAGCTAACCTACGCTTACGTACCCCAGTACCTAATACTGCGGACTATTTCATCCATGGAAATATACCTGCTAATCAGCAACTTTTGATTGATCCTTCTGCGGCATTGATAAAATATAATGCCCAACCTCTGCTTATTGAATCAGAAAAGATAGTATCTAATCAAACTGAAGCTGCTTATGCTACTTTAACTACTGGCTTTTCAAAAGCGTTCAGAGATGCTAGCTTACTAGTAGATAGCTCTTTGAGTATATCCACTGCTGGCTTCCCGGCTTATATGGATGTAGATGGGCAGCTTAATGAGCTGATTGCTTAACAGTTTTTTTAGTCCAGGTTAATTTAAAGGGGAGCTAGATCTAGCTCCCCTTTTTTCTAAGCGACTATTTCATTGTAACTTTATAAGCTTAAACAACATGAAAAAAAATTTCTATTACAAATTAGGAGGTAAAGCTAATTCTTTTTATGATCCCTATAATGGGCTAAGTGTATTACCTTCAAAGCCAGGAGTATGTTCTAGGGTAGGGGCTTTAACCAAAAAAGCTGCTAGTACTGGACATATAATTCCTATTACTGAAGCTGAATACCTAAAATTAATTGGTCAGCCTTCAGATACAGCTTCAACTGATGATACACCAGCTGTAGAAAATAGTACAGAGTCTGAAATTTCTTTAGAAGAAAAACTAAAAGCTTTACCGGGTATTAGCACTAAGAAGGTTAAAAAGGTGCTAAAATGGGATGAAGATGATATACACGAATTCATCGCTAATTACGACCCAGAAGAGGATGCTAATTAATCTGGAAGATTTTTAGTTATGGTTCCAGTAGCCCAGTTTGTAAGTAGTGCAAACTATTTAACTGTATCCTTCACAGATACTTCTTTAAATTCACCTACAAGCTGGGCTTGGGATTTTGGGGATGGTAGCCCTGTAAATAATAGCCAAAATCCCATACATACTTACAGTGCTCCCGGATTATACGCAGTAACTTTAACTGCAACCAATGCTGACGGTAGTAGTAGTATAACCATTAATCTATCTATAGGTATTCCCCAGGCTAATTTTACTTTTAGCCCTACACTATTGGTAGTAATTTTTACAGATACATCTACTAATTTTCCCGTGGCTTGGGAATGGGATTTTGGGGATGGTAATACAAGTACTAATCAAAATCCTACTCATACTTACGCAACTCCAGGAATTTATACTGTAAGTCTAAAAGCTATTAATGCGGGGGGTTTTACAGTTAAATCTAGGACTATTCAGGTTAGTGATAGTCCCATATTACCTTTACCCCTAAGGGAATTTATACTTTACAGGTTACCCCAAGGTATAGATTTTGATCCCGAATTAATAGATGCGTTGATTGCTAAATGGCAAATGTATTTAGCTCCTCTAGTAACTCCCCCGGTAAATATAGATAATGTATTCTATGAATCTAGTTATCCTCCACTAGTAAACGTGCTTATAGCTAGCTTAGTAGTATATGAATTACTTATAGATACAGCTAATAATCTAATGCTTAGCTTAGCTTCTACTTCTGGGGGCCAAAGTAGTGGGTCGGGGAGCTCTAGTACTAGTGGATCAACCGGTGGTATAAAGAAAATAGTTACAGGCCCAACCGAAGTAGAGTTTCATAACCCTGCAGAAATACTACGGAACTATTTTAAGCAAAGTAATTCAAGTAGTAATCGTATAGGCCAAGGTAACAGTCCCATGGACGGGATTAAAAATGATATTTGTATGTTGGCTCAGCGATTGGGTATCTGGTTACCCATATGTCCTCCTATATCAGCTCCCGTATTGGCTCCTTTGATAACTAGCCCAACTCAGGAAAGCATAGGCGAAACTTCTAATTATTATGGGTGGGTAGCTTCTAAAGCTTGTGCTTGGGTAGATTATGCTCTATATGGATTTAGGTGTATGTAGTTATGGTAGACTTCATAGGACCATCAGCTTGGGCTAATTATAAAAATATAATACGGGATGCCCATGATACTTTTTTTCAGGATATTATAACTTGGCAAAAGTTTGAGTATGGCTTAGATTATAATTTAGAAGATAATCTGGATAAAACTGTAAGCTATATAGAACTTAAATGCCTTGTTAGATATAATGATTTTAGGGTATGGGAAGCTAATCGTAACACTACTTCGGGAGAAGTAGATAGAGAAAATATAGCAGTACTATTAAATGTACGCTACTTAGCTGAACTGGGTTTGCTTGACGCTGAGCTAAAGCTAGCTATAAACCAAGCTTTAGACCGCTTTATTCTTAGGGGTTTAGTATATAAAGCTACCGGCATCTCCCATACTGCACAAGCTCATCAAGAGCCCTTACTAATACAACTAAATTTAACTCGCGATATTTATAAAACTGGTAACCCACTTTAGTTGTGGCTAAGAAGATTCCCTTTATAGGCTTTGAGTTAACAGGGGATTGGCTGAAGGCTCATAGGTATTTTCAGAATTTACCCCTAGCGATAAACCGAAGTGTATTAAGTTGCCAAAGAGAGTTAGCTTTAAAAGTATATAGACTAGTAAGATCACACTTGAGGAATCAGGATATTCCGGGATGGGATCCCTTAAAGAAGGGAACTATGCAAGCCAGAGTACGAAAGGGATTTTCAGAAGATGATGCTTTATTAGCTAGTAAAGATTACTATTTCCATATAGAAATGTGGCGGGAAGATAAGGTATACCATGTTGGGGTCCGTAAAGGGAAAAAGCATGCTACTTCTAACTTACACATAGATCAAATAGCTTCCATACATGAGGCCTGGTCATTCACCCGCGGAAAACCCCACCGGCCACTGTGGTCTTATACTTTCAATACTAAACCTCCTCATGGTATAGGGGGTATATTGGGAGTTAAAAGGTTTTATGTAGAAACTTTAGTACATAAGCTTTTACTAAGGGGTTATTATGTAAATATCGAAAAACGATGAGTGTATCTACACCTTTTGTAAATACTGCTGAAATAGTAGAAAGAACTATTCTGCATAATCTACGCGTGCATTTAGTAGCTAAAAATTACTTACCCGATATAACCTTATATACTAATGATATTAGTGGAACTACCGGTTATAATAATGCTATGGCTGCTATTAGAAGGGATAAAGGTTTTTGTATAGAAGTTTTTGGAGTAGCTAGCCCGCATGCTAGGGACCTTAAAAGAATACCCCGAATAGTAGTAATACCCGACCAAGCTTTACCAGGAGATATAGGGGGTAACCCAGATAGAATTTATGCTGGAAAAGGGCCAGACTCAACTGCCCCTGAGGGTTTTACCGCTTTAGTTTTACCCCCTCAAACTACTCACTTTATATATGATATACATGTAGCTTGGAATGAGGCTCGCCAAAAACGTGTGCTTGAGCAAATTGTGGGATTGGCTTTACCTAAGCGAGGTTACATACCCCTATATGTAGATCCAGTAACTTTTGCCGAATCTAAAATGTTTATCCGTCAAATAAGCCATCGTAATATAGAGTCTGAGCAAGACGGTATAGGCGAATCAATTTATACTTATGAAGTACCTGATATCTTTGAAACTTCTCCTGAAACTGTAGCTACGGGTATAGCTCCTATTAATGAAATAACTGTAGAACATACACCGGATAGTAGCGAAAAATCTCAACCCCTGACTAGCTTTAAAGTAAACACTTAATAAAATGGCTCAGCAAGACATCTTATATATGGGGGAAGATCAAGAAGTAGAGTTTACATTAACTAAAAGTGATAATACACCCCTAAATTTAGCTACTGAAGTGCAAGGATTACTGGTAGTTTTTTATAGAGCTTTGGATAATAAACCTATACCAGATGGTAGGTATAGTATGAATCCCGCAACGGGGTATAATTCCACTGATTTCGAAATTGTAGATGCTGCTGGAGGAAAATTTAAGATAAAACTTCAGGCTGAAGTAACTCGGGGTATTGCTTATGAAACTACTCTTCTTTGTGAGCTTAAGTTAAAATTTAGTGATCCCGATTTTTCTAACAATGATTTTGAAGTCATAGAACGCCAGATAGTAATTGCTCAGGCTAAGAAAGCTTTAACTTCTAATGAATCAACCTACTAATTATGAGCTGTGCTTTACAAATAGCTGTAAGGCTTAAAAATCCAATATCAGTATCCACGGCATTAAAAGCAAAGCTAAAGGTAGTAGTTAACTATGGATTTTCAGTAATAACTTTAGGCCCTCCCAGTAATATGCGTATAGCTCAAAAACCCAGTAATGGTACTTATGGTAGTATAGTGGGGGATTTAGATGGAGTTAACACAGTATTTCAAATAAACCCCTATGTTTCGGGTAAACTTTTAGTGTTTTTGAACGGGGTAGTTCAACAACAAGGAAACCCCAATGGAGATTTTATAGAATTAGATCCGAGCTTGGGAACTATACAATTTGCTTCACCCCCGGCTAGTACAGATATTATTACTATAGCTTATGAATAACTTAAAACTAATCTTAGTAGTGAGTATACTAGCTTTTTGTACTCCCTTAGTGAATTTTGCACAAACTCTGATAAATGCAAATCAGATCCGTAAGGATCTGACTTTACGCACTGTAAATAGCAATCAGCTGGGCGTAGATAGTGTTAGTTTAATTGCTACTAAGCATAACCTACTTAAACTGTATACTTCAAGCATAGGTGTAAATGTAATACCCATGGGTACAGATTTGTTAAGGTTATGGAAAACTGATACTGTAAGGTTAGTTTTAGATGGATCTCCGGGTATACAGAAAAATTTAGTTTTTAAATCTGATAGCCTTTATCGCTGGACTGTGGGAGTTGAGGGAAGTGAATTGGGTAGTAATCAGGGTACTAATTTAGTAGTAAAAAGGTTCGCAGATAATGGTACTTATATAGATGATGTACTATCTATAGTAAGGAGTAATAAAACTACTACTTTTACAGGTAGTTTGTATGCAAATAATTTATCGGGTATAAATACTGGGGACGAAACTACTAGTTCAATTAAATCTAAACTGGGCTCAGCTTCTTCTGTTAGTGATGGTTATCTATTACAGGCTGATTGGAATACTTTTAATGCTAAACAAGATGCTTTAGGTTTTATTCCCGAAAACTCAGCTAATAAATCTACAAGTACTGAATTAGGCACTAGTGATGTACTCTATCCTACTCAGAATGCTGTTAAAGCTTATGTAGATAGCCGTAGAATTGTTAAAAGCTCTACTGTAGCTACTGTAACATCTTCTACTTCACTTACTACTTTAAATAATTTATCTACTACTTTACCTGCTAGTACTCGGTGGCATTTCGAGGCTAGTGGTAGTATAAGTAGTTCGTCTACAAATGGTGCAAGGTTGGGTTTATTAGTACCCACGGGAGCTACTGTGTATTATGAGATTATCGCAAATAATAGTTCAGCAACAAACATAATTAGTAATGCTTCTAGTTTTTCAAGCTCTGCTGAAATACCCATAACATTTGGGGCTGTAGCATCAACAGTAATGCAATGGAAGATTTCTGGGCTTATAGTTACTACTGGGAGCGCTGGTACTTTTGGAATCCAGGGGCGTACTGCGAACGCAGCTAATACCGTTACTTTTAATATAGGAAGTAGAATGAGATTAGAAAAAGAGTAGTAAATTCATTAAGCTATAAGTAAGAGTATTATGTTCTTACCCGAATTATCATTAAGTTATTTATTGTATTCTTACAGTGGGACGAGTTGGGACCCGGGGGTTTACCAAACGATCACATTGATATTACAACTATTAGCTTTACCCTTATGGGGGTATATTACAATTAAGATTAAAAAGCTTAGTAGAAGATCTGCTAATAGGGATATGAAAATAGAAGCTTTAATACATGCTAATAAGCATGTTAATGGTGATCGAGCAAAAGAGTTTTCCGAAATATATTCTCAGCGCTATAACGAACTAGTTCAGGAATATAAGTTTTTAGACGGGTAAGCTACAAGATTACTACTACTTAGAATACTTATAAGGATTGAAAATACTATAATACCAATAATATGATGAAAACAACTTATTTTCAAAGCTTAGTATTATTACTGCTTGGGTTCTTATGGACCATACCAATCAAATTAAATGCCCAAATGCAACCCATTAGTTATTGGACTTGCGATTTACCTAATCCCTCCAATGGGATTAAAGATTCTAAAAATGTAAGGGATTTAATTTTCGGTATAGTTCCCCAGATTAAATCGGGTGGGCCTGTAGGTAAGTATGTAGAAGTGGGGGATAACCATGGAGCTTTAACCGCTTCAAGTAATCCTTTCCCTTCGGGATCTATGACAGTAGAATTTTTATTTAAGCCTTCTAAAAAGTTTAATAATTCTGAAATGTGGCGTGATCAGCCTGGTACTATGAGTGGAGGTATTTTTTGGACTAAATTTGGACCCCCAGATAATTCTGTACCCTATATCTATTTTACTACTAATACTGTAGGTCAAGGTAGCCATACTTTATATATACCCTTAAATAAAAGAGGTAGGGGTTCAGCTAGTTGGTTCATGGACGGGAAATTTCATCATATAGTGTTTAGGTATAATCATACTACTGGTGTAAAGGATATTTGGTTGGATGGACAATGCCCAACTGGGTTTTCTACGACCATAACTCCCGGAGCATTATCCCAATTGAGCGAAAAAACTTTTTTCTTCTGCAGCTCAGTGCCCTACCGTCAATCCTATATGGGTTGGGATGAGATAGCTATATATAATGGTGCTATTCCAACAGGTCAAATTTACCAACATTACTTAGATTTTCAAGCGGGTCAACCATATAGTTTTACTGTAGCAGGAAGCGTTCCTGCTGCTTCGGATATTTCTACGGGTTTAGATACTTTAAGTTTTGCGCCTAATACTGTATTACCTACGACAGGAGCTGTAACATTATGCACTGGACCCAGCGCTTTAACTCAACATAAATTTTGCCCCCTACCACGGTATAGACACTCAGTTACAGATGTACCCCCTTTATTTGACTGGGCTGATCCAATCTATCAAGCGGGTTTGGGTCAAGTAGGCGGGAGCTTTACATACGCTAATGTAGTAGATACCCTAAAAAAATTACTTGTAGAATTAGGTAGAAATTGGAATTATGCTATGTGGTTATCCCGGTTTGTTGGCCCCAACAGTAATTTAGAGGACACGGGCACAAATCCCGATGGGGCTATGCTAAAAGTAGCTAATGATAATCCAGATTTACCGGTTGGGTATATAACCTTAAGAGCTCAAATCAACTTGTCAGGACCCAATACTCCAGCTTTAGGGAGTAGTAATTACCCTCCCCAAAACTACTTAAGGAATAGCTCTGGGGCTTTTATTCCTTATGGTAATTTCACTAAGATTTGGAGCCCTTTAGCTGATACAGCTAATTATAGAGCTGATGGGGAATATACTAGGCAGGGTTTAATCAAAATACTAGCTAAATTACCAAACAGACCTGCAGATAAAAAAATAACGTACATAGAAGAAAATGGCGAAGTTATTCCGCCTATTCCAGCTAGCGTATTAAGCCAGGATCCCGCTGTAGTAGCTGCGGCTGCAGCTGCAGGTATGAGTGTATTGGAGTTTGGTTCTAAAAAGTGGTCCGAAGTATGTATAGCATATCGCAACCAGTTTATGAATCTTCCGGGATTACAGAAAACTAAGTACACAGAATACTTACTTAATGGTAAAAATGATTTTACATGGTTGTGGAAATACACCCGTAATGTAAGTACCCCTATGCGTAATGATATGCACTATTCTACCTCAGATATGTATATTAGATATCCCTATAATTGGCGTATGTGGGTCGGAGCTTGGCATGGGTATCAGTGGTTTGCTGAGGGTAGGCTAGATGAAATAGCGGCTAAAGATACTTTGTTTTCTCCTCACGTTAGTGCAGGATGGGATAGGAAAGAAGAAATGAATATAAGGCCTGCTCAGTATTTGGCATTGCTTAAGCTTATGAACGGGTTAGGAGCAGATTTTTACTACGTGGGATTTTTCCATGAGGGCTCGGCTCCTTGGCCTTTACCAGAAAATTGGACTTGGCAAAAAATTATAGCTTCATATGCTCAAGCTACTTGGACTAACTATGCTAAAATTCATCGCAACAGCAGTATAGTTTTAGGGGAGCAATCTACGAGATATGACCCACCTGTACCGGGTCCTTCATTACACTTAGTTTCTGGGGATCCCCGTATAATAGTAATAGCTCGTAAACATAATACGCTTAATCAATACGCTATTAATTCTGCAATTATACCTTGTACTAATGACACTGGTAATGTCCCCGATGTAGATACTGCGTTTGTAAGGTTAGATAATAAAGATATTAAGTTTTTGGTAAGGCCCCAAGGAAGTACTTATGTTTGGGATAATTCTGACCCCAATAAACCTGTGTTTTACCAAGTAGATGCTTGGCATGAAAAAACCCATCCTTGGTATTGGGATAGGGGTTTTTACTTCGAAGCTGAAAACTATGGAAATACTGAAACAGAAAATCAGAAGATTTCTACTGAAATTACTCCGGCTATATTAGCTGGAGATTACACTAATTTTACAACGTATGTAAATACTGTAGTACCCGACCGGGGTTACCAGTACTATTTTAAACCTCGATCAGGTACAGGAAGTACTGAATACTATGTTTACATCCGGGTAAAGAATTTAAGCGATACACCACAAGAAATAACCTTAGGCTGTAACGGTCAAAACCGTAGTACTGTAAAAGTATTGGTTAACTCTAATACTTGGACTTGGATGAATACTCGTAAAAATGGTAGCCGTATAAAATTTACTGGGATTAGTACAGTCAATGAAAATAACCTCAGGATTTTAGGTAGCCCAAGCGTATGTATTGATAAATTATACATTACTACTAACCCTAATTGGATTCCAAATCTATAGCTTTTTGTCCAGACTAATAACCCCTATTTAAAACCTTAGTGTCATGCCCACTGCTGCTCGAGTATCTTTTGATATACAAAATTTAACTTTTTCAGCTCCCAACCTATTAAAGGGTATTTCTTTTGTTATGGGGATAACAAAAAGAGGCCCCGTTGCAGATCCCGGTAAACTTATTTCTACCTGGGACCAGTTTGTAAGGGTGTATGGAGGCTATTTGCCCAATAGTAATTTTGCGTTACTTGCGGAAAGAGCTTTTAACTATGGAGCCCAGCTGAGAGTTAGCCGCGTAGTACATTATAATGATATTTCTGACCCCAATACAGCTACGGCAACTAAAGCTATCTTAAGCTCGCCTCTTATACTTACTTGGGATAGTGCTATGGTAGCGGGTAATGTTTTTGATTTCAATTTAGAAGGTGTAGCTAGTGCTCCAGTTAATTTTACTACTGACCATGATACTACTATGGCTTTGATAGCTGCTGAGTTATCCACTCATCCCCTAATAAGCTCTGCTCATGTAGTACAAGGACCCGCTGCAAATGATGATCTTACTTTAATCTTATTCCCTAAAAAAGATCTAACACTTACTTATACTTTAAATGCTGTAATCACAGGGGGAGCCTCACAACCTTCTATTAATGTGACTGAGGCAGATGGAGTGTTAGATAGCAAAAATAATAAGCTATTTACGCCTGTACTCAAATATCCGGGAGGAGATTACAATAAAGTATTTATAGCTATATCTAATGCTTCTAATGGTAATAGTGCATACTTTAACTTAACCATATTTCATGAAGATGAAGCTGAATTAACTGAGTATTACCCTAATTTGAAAATTCCATCTACTCCTCCCAATATAGCTAATTCTACTTACTTAGATGAAGTAAAGTTAGCTTCTCAGCTGTTAGACTTTATATACGAAGATCTATCAAGTTTGAGCGGGCAATTGCGCCCTCTTAATGGGCTTTACTTTTTTGATGGAGGCCATGATGGTAGTCCTGTAACCAGTACTGATTATATAGGTAATGCTTTGGGTAAAACTGGCTTTTTTGCTTTTGATGAATATGATGATGGTATGCAAGTGGCTGCACCCGAAGTAACTGAAGCTTTAATACATGAAGCTGGAGCAGATTATGCAGCTAATCGTAAAGATTTATTGTACTTAGGCCATTTACCCAATTCTTTAAGTACTAGTATTGCTATAGCTGCCGCTCGTGATGCTATGAACATTGATACGCCCTATGCTATGCTTTTCGCGGGTGGTTTGAAAATATCTCACCCTGTAACGGGGTTACCCATTGAGATTTCGGGTATGGGAGATATTTTGGGGATTATTGCACACAGCGATAATTTAGCAGGCGAGTGGTATGCTTTCGATGGTATTAATCGGGGTACGGTGAGAAAAGCGCTGGGCGTAGTTAATAACTTTGGTACTCCGGCTAGGTATACTGAATTGAATGTTTTAGCAAACCATCAGGTAAATATGATGGTGCATAAAGATAAAAGGGTTTATCTAGCGGGTAACTATACAGCTACCATAAGTAATTCGCAAATGTCTTGGGCTGATACTATAAGGTTTATTATATTTTTACAAAAGAGTTTAAGGCCCATACTAGAAAAGTATTTAAGAGAGCCTTGCGATATTCCTACGTGGAAAGCTATTTTTGACGAGGTTAACCCTTTCCTTACCAGCTTAGTTAAAGCTAGGGCTATGTTTGCCTATGTATGGAATGGGGATCAAAACATTAGCCGAATAGAAGACGTAAGGGTTAATACTTTGGCAGATGTTCAACAGGGTAAGTATAAAGCTAAGCTTTATATTAAGAAGACTCCGGCAATGAATGAGTTACTCGTACAAATTGTGCTGTCTCCTCTTTCTCTTGATTTTAACATTGTTACTGACTAATTATGGCAAACATTGCAAACCCTCGTAAAAATTTCCAATTTTCTATTTCTGTGCCCGGGTTAAATCCCTTCCTTGCACAGAAAGTAACTTTACCCGAGGAATCTATTGATGTAGTAGAGCACGGGGATACTAATTACCTGGTTAAAACTGGGGGTATTCGTAAAGTAGGTAAACTGGTAGTAGAAAAGATTATGTTTGCTACTGGTGCTGATAATTGGCTGAGAGATTGGATGCTAGAAGTCCAGAACATCACTTTGGGAGGAGGTTTACTACCCTCACTATATAAGCGTACAATACGCATAGATCAGCTTTCTAATGATGGTGTAACTATCATTAATACCCATTATTACTATGGGTGCTGGCCTTCTAAAAGGGATGCTATAGAGCTAGATCGCACTACTTCTGAAAACACTATGGAAAAAATAGAGTTTGAAGTAGATGAGCCAATACAGCAGTAATAGGTTTAAGTGTTTAACATGTGGCGGGGAGGGGAGTAGTACTCCCCTCTGTTGTTTACTATTATTTAGCAAATACTTATAGACTATGCTTACAATACCCCAAAACACTACCGAAGTAATCTTGCCCGATTTAACTACAGTAACAATACGCGAACAAAACGGGGCAGATGACGAAATTCTTTCTAAAATGAAAAACAGCCGAGATAACTCAGCTGTAGAAAAGTTTTTAGCTAACATCATAGTAAGTGTAAACCCAGAAACAGATAAACCTTGGACTTATAAAGAAATAGCTGCGTGGCGGTCAAACAAAATTAATTACTTAGTACTATGTTCGAGGATATTCTCTTTGGGTGAAACTATTACTTTTAAATTTCGTTGCCCAGAATGTGGGTATACAGACCCAAGAGAATTCGAAGAGGATTTAACTAACTATACTAGTAAGTTTGATAACCTTAAACCTGTTTCAGAATTTCCTTACGTAATTTTACCATTTGTAGATAAACCTGGAGTATTACAGCGTACCCTGGAGCTTGCTAGTGGTAAAAAAATACGCTACAAATTTAGAACTGGCTTAGCAGATAGGAAATCACTAGAAATCCCCGAAGAAGAAGTATCTTTGAATACTTTACTGGCTATACGGGAGCTGGAATTAGAAACTAGTCCGGGTAAGTGGCTAAAACTTCAAAACTATGAAGTGTTTACTAGCCGGGATATGAAAGAGATCCGAGAAGATATTAAGATACATGACCCTATTTTCAATGTAATATCTGAAATCACTTGTACTAATCGTACTTGCAAAAAATTAACTAAGGTAAATATGATGGAGCAACCGGATTTTTTCTTTCCGGGAGCAATATAATTCTAGAGCACTGGAACCTGTGTATGGCAGGTTTACACATTTCGCTATCTGAATTATATTTGCTCCCCCATTCAATGCGCAAGCAATACTTAAAATATGCCGATGAAACTAGGCCCCGTAGCTAAAAATACTCTATGTTTGGCTTAAATACTTCTTCTGTTCTTGGTATTGGTTTAAGGTTAACGTTGTATAATAATTTTTCTAACAACGCTAATGCTGTAATCAATTCTATGGGGGGCATAAATAATGCAGCCCGAATTTTAAAATCTAATTTAGCTGCTTTGCGAGATATAAGCTTAGGGAGTTTAACAGCAGGTTTAGGTATATTAAGGGGTTACAGCAAAGCTTTTAAAGTTGGCTCCGAATTTAAATTTAACTTAGCTGCAGCGGGTGCAGCTGCGGGAGCAACGAAAGAACAAGTTCATGAAATGGGACAAGTAGCTTTAGATCTATCCCGTAAGTATAACTATGGGCCGGTAGTATTTGCTAAAGCCATGGAAGATATTGCTAAAGCAGGCGTAGAGGCTAAAAATATACCCGCAGTTATGTCAGCTATAGCTCAAACTGCTGTAGCAGCTAGGGAGGAATTGACCGGTGAAATGGGAGTAGCTAAGTTATTTATTGATATGGTTTCAGCCTGGAGAATACCACCTGGACAATTAACTACTTTTGGGGATATGGTTACTAAAACGGCATTGATATCAACCATAGGTTTTAAAGATATCGCCGAGTCCATGAAGTATTCTCAAGATGTGCTTAGGGATGTAAAAATGCCCATACATGATGCTTTAGCTATGATTGCATTTCTGGGCAACCAAGGTATTAAAGCTTCAGTAGCAGGAATATCGGCTATGAACATGTATAAGGAATTTGTACTAGCCGTATCGGGAGCTAGCGATAAAAAAACAAATGCACTAAAAGCTCTGGGATTAGATCCTGCTTCTTTTGTTACAGCTAAGGGAGATCTGGAGGATATCATGACAATCCTTCAAAAATTCCACTTTGCATTAAAAAATGTGGGATCAGTTGAAAGGCAAAGATATTTGTTTGACATCTTTGGAGTAAGGGGTAAGAGGGGAGCTAGCCCTTTAATAGATTACCTAATGGGTGATACCAGTACTTCGGGGGCAATTACTAAATCTTTTAATGATATACGCGATAGTATACTTAATTCTAAGGGAGCTAACCAATCAATAGTAGATACACTATCCCAAACTACTGAATACCAGTGGACTTTGTTTACTAATGCACTAGATAGATTAGCTATAGCTGTACACGAGGCTTTACCACTATTAATCCCGATTATTAAGGGCCTAACTTATATCATCCAGGGTATTGTTGAATTTTCTCGTACCAGTGTGGGTAAGTTTTTTATTACTGCGGGGTTAGTTATAGGTTCTCTTTTAACAGCTTTCGGGGTTTTTGGATTAATCACTAGCTCGGTGGGTTTATTTCTAATTAGGGGTAAGGTAAGCGCTATAGCTATGGGTAGAGCTATGGTGTGGGCTTGGAATGCAGCGGGAGCTGCCGCTATGAGGTATTTGGGTTTACAACAAGCTATTAATGCTCGCCAATTAAGCTTAATACGTCTTTCTGATGGGCGGTGGGCGTGGCGAAATACAATAACTGGGAGATTCGCTAAAGGACCCATATCAGCTAGTATAGCCGGTGCTTATCCTTTTATAGGTTGGTTAGCTAGATTATCTCCCACTTTAGCAAAGCTAGCTTACCAGGCATTTAGATTAACTGAGGCTTTCACGGGTATAGGAATGGTAATGCTTTTCCTTGAGGCAGTTGGCGTGGATTTTAAAACTCAGCTGAAAGTAGCTTTGGGAGGTATTATATGGATAATCCAAAGCGCAATAAACGTTATTGAGGGGATGTTGGAGTGGATCCCGGGAGTTGATTTTGGAGGTGGAGGCTATTCTGCTAGGCAGGCTCGCATAAATAAGATTTTCGATAACCTTGATAATGTCAGTTGGAGAGAACGCAATGCTCCGGTTAGTAAAACTGCTAACTTTAATGACAATCGCTATGAGAGCCCAGATTATAAAAGGTTTTTAAAAAGCAAAGAAACTTCTTACAACCCTGTAATTAACTTGTATATAGATGGTAAATTAGCTTTATCTAAAGCTTTAAATGATTTACAATCTAAAGAACTTGTAAATTTAGGTTTAAACAACGTATAATATGCCCCCTATACCTCCAATAGTACCCATGGGTTTTTCGGAAATTTCCATACCCAGTGTGGGTCAATTTGGTACTGACTTACGCAGCCGATTACTTGAAAAAATTCGAGCTGAAATACGGGGAGTGAGCCCCGAAGAATTAGAGACTACAGAAGCTAAGCGAGAACGCATGCGTACGTTAGTTAAAGGCCGGGGATCCACACAACCAAGTTCAGTACCCTCGGATCATTACCCCGGAAAGGATGTAGCGGAGGGACCTCATGTAAGGCCCCCTAAGCTTTTTCTTTATAATGTTGAAACAGGTGAGAGGATAGCTTTACAAACTGTACCCAATGAATTAGCGTATTCTGTTAATCCTAATTGGGTATCATTAACTCCTATGGGTAGGAATAATCCTTTATACCATTACACGGGTTCTGAAGATTCATTAAGCTTAACCTTAGATTGGTATTCCGAAGAAGAAAACCGCGAAGATGTTATTCGTAAGTGCAAGCATATAGAATCTTGGTCAAAAAATGATGGTTATGATAATCCTCCTCCCCGTGTAAAGCTTCTATGGGGTAATAGCTATTTAAACCAAGCTACTTGGGTCATCTCTGATTGTGAGTATAAACTAAGTAATTTCCATTACTCTTATAATATGCTACCTCAGCAAGCTTACCAAAAATTAACTCTACTAAGGGTAACTGAAACTAACCTTAATTGGTCTAGTATAATTTCAATAGATAACTAGTATGTCGTTAAATTTAAGGATTAATAACCCCTATGCTAATGGCCGTATAGTACTATTGGGAGGTTTAGATGCTGTACTTGATCGTACGCGTTTAAACTATGTACCCAGTAGAAAAGATAAACTCCATAAAGTAAGAGATTTTGATAGTTTAAGCGATTTAGCCTATGATTACTATGGGGATTCTAAATGGTGGTGGGTAATATATGATATTAACGATCTAGACGATCCTTTTGATTTAATAGTAAATACTACGCTTATAATACCCGATTTAGAACGTATTAAAGTTTCAGCTCTATGAATTACGGTTATGGTTCACCTTATGTAAGAGTATTTTCTAGCCGCGGTGAAATATCTTTTGAGCTTAAGAGTTTTACTTATAAGTATTCGCAGGAAGAAGATGATGTAGCTCAATTGGAATTATTATCTAGTGAGGTAGATTTACCCGATAGGGCTGATTTGCAAGAGGGTAGTATTATAACTATAACTTGGGGGTATATTAATGGACCCAGTGTAACTCGGAAAGTAGTAATACGAGATATTAAAGTAAATTTTAGCTCTGAGGGTATATCTTTAGGGCTAGTATGTACTGATAAAGCTAGTTTAGCTAAAGTAAACAATTCTAAAAAAGTACACTCATATACTGATTTAGAAAAATTAGCTAAAGAGCTAGCTGAAAAAAATGGGCTAGTTTTTAAGGGTATAAGTCGCTTAGTTGATGAAAATACTCTTGAAATAGATTCTGAAAAAAATTTAGTTACATTTAACACTTATTTTACGCCCTCGGGGGATATAGCAAAGGGGGTAGCACCGGATGCAGTAGTAAAAATCCCTTTTAAAGCTTATGTTTCCATACCTCAAGCAAGTAGGTCAGATTTTCAACTACTCCGCTATATGGCTAATAATGAACCTGGGGGACCCTATGAAGTAACGGGTAGGGATGAAGAATTAATAGTACGGAAAAGAGCTTTGAATTTAAAAGCTAAAAAAGCTTTTACCTACAAAGGAGAGCCAGGTAACTTAATAGAATTTACTCCTGAAAGTAAAAACTTAACTAAAAAATCAGAATCTGTAAATAGCATTGTAAGTGGGTTTGATCCTGAACTTAAAGCGGCTTTTGAAGCTTACGCAAATGAAACAACTACTAAAGTACCAAAAGTGGGCGGAGATATTGTTGATAGCCCCCTTAATACTGCTAATTTTGGAACTACTCTAAATAGAGTTTTAACGGGCGCAGCTGCAGGGGCTGCAGGAGGTAGTATATTCCCCGCAGTGGGTACTGCTACTGGAGCTTTAACTGGTGCAACTGTGGGGTTAATTTGGGGTTTAGCTGAAGAGTTCAGAGATATCGCAACTTCGGATCCCTCCCCGTTTACCCCCCGTGATTCAGCTCAAGAAGTCGTGTTCGGAGCTACTCGTGAAAAAGTAGAAAGAATGCTAAATACAAGGGGTTATGTTGAAAAGCTTAAATCAGATCTTCCCAAAAACGTAGAGCAAGATACTCAACAAGTCACTGAGTATAAACACGAAGGGGGTGTGGGAGTAACGCCCCATGGTTTATTACCCTACAGAGTATTTTCTACTAGTTCGCCCTATTTTTTTAAACCCGATGCTAATACTTCAACTGCTGTAGATAATACTCGAGTAGTAAGACTTATTCGAGATACCCCATATGATTATTCTTCTCATAAGGTTACTGTAGAATCTAACCCTAAAGATGCTCAAGCTGAAGCAGCTAATAGGCAAGCTGAAGCAGCTTTAGAAAAAAACCCAGCTTCAGCTACAGTAGTGGGGGATATTAGTTTGCGTTCAGGAGAAGTTTATTCTTTTTTGAATGTATCTAAAAAGTATAGCGGTAACTATTATTGTATAGAATGTGTTCATACTTTGGATAATTCTAAAGGTTTTATAATAACTATGCAGTTGAGGAGAAACAGCACGGGTAAAATTCCTGGATTAACGCCAGATAAGAAAGTAGTAACAGATATTAATCCAGTTATAGATAGCCCGAATAAGCAAGTTGCACCCGATGGGGAAATCGGGATTGAAGATTTATCCATAGTAGATGGTAGTACTTATAAAGAACCTATTGGATGAACCCCATATTAAAAATACTCAGTACAGTAGTTTTTTCTGGGATAGAAGTAGCTTTTAAAAGATACTACTCAATGTATCGGGGTTTCGTTGTAGATAACCAAGATCCAGAGGGCTATGGTAGGATTAAATTAAAAGTACCCCAGGTTTATGGTGATGATATCTATGACTACTGGGCCTGGCCCAGAAATGTTTTCTCGGGGCCTAATTATGGTTTACAGCTTATACCACCTATAAAGAGTATGGTATGGGTAGAGTTTGAAATGGGGGATCCCAGAAAACCAGTTTGGTCTCATGGGCATTTTGGTAAGGGTGAAAAACCCCCGAGTTTGAAAGATTTTAAAGTAATTTGGTTTAAGTCCCCCATTAAAGGCCATTTACTGAGGATAGACGAGGGAGATAGTAATTTTATAGAAATCCATCATGCTGATGGCTTAAAAGTAAGGATAGAACCTACCCAAGTATTTATAGGTAAAGATATCACTAAGCTTCAACCCGCGGTTTTAGGGGATGAATTAGCTACTCAAGTAAATAAAGAAAAGGCTAGAGTAGACAAGATTATTGATGCTATAACTAATGCTATTCCTACTGCGGGAGCTTCGGATGGTGGCTCAGGATTACACAGCAGCATGAAAGCTTTATTGGGTAACCCCGAACCCCCGGACTACAGTAGCATACTATCAAATAACGTAAAAATAGATTAGTTTATGGTAATAGGTAAAGGGTTAGTATTTCCCATACAGCTTACTCCTGAGGGTAGGCCTCCTATATCTTCAGATTTAACCTTGCTAGATAGTTCTATTCGTATAATTTTAAGTTGGTATGTGGGTACTCGGTTTTTTCTGGGGTCATTTGGTAGTGCTTTAGAACAATTATTACGAGAGCCAAAAGATGAAACTTTAGCTTCTCTAGTTAAATTCTACACTAAAGATGCAATATCTAAATGGGAAACGCGAGTAGAATTACTAGATGTAGAACTAATTAATCAGGATATATATTCATTAACTATCCATATTGCTTACAAAGTAAAATCTACGGGGATAACTAATACACTAGTATTCCCTTACTATACTCAAATACCTTACTAATATGCCCGTACAAAATCCTTGGGTAGGTTATTTAGATAGATCCTACCAGCAAATAAAGGCTTCTTTACTAAACCGGTTGGGCATACATGTGCCCGAAGTAACCGATCATAGTTCGAGTAATATCTTGGTGATTATTTTGGAAATGTTTGCGGGAGTAGCTGAAATGCTGGGTTTATATATAGATAATATGTGCCGAGAAGCTTTTTTAGCTACAGCTCGTAGATTTAGCTCTGTTGTAAGATTAACTAAATTATTAGATTACAGGATAAAAGCTTGTACTCCGGCTTCAACAGATTTAGTATTAACCTTTGATACTCCAGCTACAGGTATAGGGATTATACCCCTAAATACTATGTTTCAGTCATTAAATGGTTTAGTATTCCGGACACTTAAAACTTATATAGTTAATCCGGGTGATACGAGTATAGTTATAGGAGTATCAGAGCTTTCACCAGTAAGTAATGTAAGCTTAGGTGTTACTACGGGATTACCCAATCAAGCTTTTAGCTTGCCCTCCAATTATGTTCATGATAGTATTACTGTATCTATAAACCTAGATTTATGGTTACGGGTTAATTCTTTGGGTTTATCTAAACCTTTTGATAAACATTACGTAGTAGAAATTGATGTAGATGGTGTAGCTTACTTAAAATTCGGCGATGGTCAAAATGGGGCAATCCCTCCAATAGGCAATACTGTGGTAGCTAATTTTTATACTACTCTGGGCGAGGGTGGTAACCTAGATAAAAACTTAATTACCCAAGCTATTAGCCCCATTAATATACCCGGAGTTAGTAATATCTCTATTACTAATCCCAATCCCGCTACAGGGGGTTCTTCTTTTGAAACCATCGAGCGTATAAGAGTATCAGCTCCTCTAAGCATACGTACTTTGGACAGGGCAGTAACTCGTCAGGATTATATTGATATAGCAAAATTAGCCCCGGGAGTGGGTAAGGCTGCTGTATATTTTGAATGTGGTAAAGATTTCGATATTTATATAGTACCCATTGGCGGGGGTATAGCTAATACCCCTCTTTTGGACAGCACTCAGCAATGGATGGATGGGCGGAAAATGATTACTACTTTTATTAGTGTACTACCAGCTGGGCCTACAAGAATACATGCTAAAATAGTGGCTACTGTAAAATTCAGGCAAGATCCTATATTAGCTTTACAAGATATTAAAGATGCTCTGAGTTTTTGGTTTTCTTACCAGAATCAGGATATTAATAAACGTATAAGGGTATCAGATTTATACGCTTTGATAGATAACTTAGCTAGAGTGGATTTTTTAGAGTTAAGCGAATTGTATACTATACCCTATGCAAAGCCCCGAGGCCATACAAATCAACTAGTATGGCAGCGTAAAACTTTACCCGCTTCAAATAGCCGTACAGTTTGGAAATTAGAATATGTATTGGTGGGTGCAACGCCTAGCATGCGTATTATTAAATCGGGTTTATATTTAACTACTATACCTCTGGGCACTACGTTTACAGACCTAGAACAAACTTTTCAGTTTACTCCGGGTTTTGGTGTATACACAGTAGGGAATCAATGGGAATTTGTAGTATACCCATATAATACAGATATAGTGTTAGATGATTATACTATACCTTCTATAGATTTGGGGGATTTTGATATTGAAATAAAAACTCAAATAACTGAGCCTGTTTACTGATGAATTTTGCTAACTTTTTCTTTAAACAATTACCTTCATTTTTTAAGCGTAATGATACTTATAAGGATAGTAGTGGAAAGGGTTTACTAGAAAGGTATTTAGAGATCTTTGGGGAAGAGTTAGATGCCGAAGTAGTACCTTTAATTGAAAACTATATTAAAAATGTAAACCCAGAAGAAGTAATACCCAAATACCTTACGCATTTAGCTTATACTGTAGGAAATCCTCCAGATTTATTGGGAGACCCCAATAAGTATGCTAAGCTTTTAAAGCATATTCTTACTTATTACAAAGTAAAGGGTACTAAAAAGGGCTACGAAATTTTCTTTGCGCTACTGGGTTGGAACGTTACAGTAATAGAATTACCCCCTTTAGCTTATAGGTTTGATGTAGGTTTAAACCTAGATGGCAATAACAAATGGGCTACTTTTGATAGCGCTTGCCCAAAATGTTCAGATTATGAACTAATAATATGGCCTTATAATGCGGATTGCTCAATTCCGGAAATCCCACCCATAGATTTAGCTTTAATACAGTTATTGTATTCAATTATTTATTTCAATGAGCCAATTAATGCAACTTTAGTGGCTTTTATTATGGGTGCTTCTGTTTGTGAAGAAGCTAAATTCTGCATAGAAGAAAGAGTAGCCATATCTATTAATAGGTTTACTAAGTTTGATCTTAATCCAGTACTCGAGCTCGATAATTTACAAACTATGGACACCTCTGAAAAAATACTTAGTTTTGAAATAAATACTACTTGTCAACCTCTACCTGACCCTGATACAGTACCTGTACTAGCTACTGAAGCTTTGGAACCGATCCTTACCGAAAATAATGATTATATAAAACCCTAAATATATGCCGGCTGTTATTTCTCCTGTACCTATTTCCGCTTTGCCCATATTTAACATTAATGGTGCTATAGATACTGCTAACGCTTGGGTACCCGCGTCTCTGGGTAATACTCAAACTTATCGGGTTAACTTGGAACAATTAGCGAGTGTAACTATAAATTTAATCTATGGTGGTAAGGCAGTAGTAGCTAAGGCAGCTACTTCAGCACTACTTCCTGCGTTTACTTATGCTAATGGTGCTGGAGGTGTGGGCGCAACGATCACTGCTAATGCTAATGGGGCTCTTCCTTTATTCCCCTTTATTACTTCTTGGGCTGTTGGGGATATAATTTTAGTAAAAAATCCAACTAAAGCCATAGCTAATGGGGTTTATCAAATAACTCAGTTAGGCTCTAGTTCAACCCCCTTTGTATTAACTCGAGTAGCTTCAGCGGATACGGGTCCGGAAAATCATGAGTTGGTAGTATTTGTGCAGAGGGGAAGCGCAAAAGGAGTATATGTTCAGCTTACAGTAAACCCCGTAATAGGTACTGACCCCCTGGAATTTAACTCACTAAGTATTATGCAGGGAGTCTTAAAGATCTCTAGGGCTCAAGCATTAAGCGCTATGGCTAATGGTAGTCTTCGGGAAGGTAGGTTATACCATGTGTATGATATATTGCATCAAGGTGCGTATTTTAGGGCCTGGGGTACTAGTAAGCTGGAATCATGGGGTACTGCAGAATTTATAAACCCCGATTACTCAAATGTTAATGGTCAAATGTTACGCATAAATATGCCATTTTACAATGCTTCTGCAATATGGGGGGATAATAGTTCTCAATGGTGGAATCAAATACTGATAGATTTTCCTACACCCTCCAGCAGGCAAAATAAATATGCTATCTATAATGGTTTAGCTTATAAAAATCTTACGGGTAACAACGGGGTTTCTAATCCCTCGCTGGATACTACTAACTGGGCGCTAGAACCTCGCAGTAAAACTAGCTTAGCTTATGTAGGGCAGGTGAACACTATAAAGTATGATATTGTGGGTGATGTACTAACTCATCGCTTGGATGAGGAACATAACTATTATGAATCGAGTTTTGGGCTAACTGATACTACTTCTAGATTTGGCGATAAACTTATATCTGGGTGTACATTTAAAGAATGCGTCCTTGATCTATTAAATACACCCAATAAATTAATTAACTGCGAAGTTAGCGAAGCGGGATTGCAATTTCTAGCTAGTGGGGGATTACTGTGGACTTCTCGCTTGGATAGAGTAACTATTACTAATAGTGGTATCATTGAGATACATACTCATGAGCTAACCATAGAATATGGACGCATCAATAATCACCCCGGTAATATATCCTTAGACAATACACTACCCAGCCAAATTATGTCTGCTGTACATATAGAATTACCTACTACGGGTATACTTAGGTACGTAACTCATAGCGTAGATGGCTCTTTAGACTTAATCAGTCCCGCCAACGCCGGCGCTCAGCAAGTAATAATAGATAACGGGGGTAATCCTGGAGTACTAATAACAAATATCCTGTCTTATTTTAATACCATAGTTTTAGCTCCCGCGGGCTGGAGTGTGATTACTTTAGTACATTCTTATGGTACTTTAGCTTTACCAGGAGGCGTTAACTTAACACTAAACGGGACTAACTCACAATATATTGTACTGACCCGTCACCCTCTGGGAGGCTGGGTAGCAGTAGCATGGGGATAAAAATCTTAAAAACAACATAAATCTATGGTACAACAGATAATTAATGAACTTACTCGCATGATCAGCGAAGTGGGTATTTCTAATTGGTTTGCAGCTTTTGTGGGTTTACTAATGCACTACTATTTGAAGTGGTTAAACGCTAAAAGTAAACCCGATTATACTTTTGGGTTTTTTTACCGAAGGTATCTGAGGGCGCTAATACCTTCAGTGCTATGCACTATTTCTTTAGTTATGGGTTTAGTGAGTCCTCTCCCTTCTACAGGGGACTACAATGAAACTATACGCTTCGGAGCTAGTACTTTGATAGGCTACGCTAATACTTCGCTCTGGTTAAATGTTATTTCAGCTTTCCGTAATCGGAGCTTAACTATGTTTGGTTTAAAGTCTTCCAAACGTAAGGGTAAGAGTTAGTAATCCTTTTAAAGGAAGTCTATTCTTATTACTTATGAAACACCAAGAAGCTAAATTTAAAATAAAAGGGAGATTGAAAATTTATAGTGTATCCTCCGATAACCAGCGTGTACTTCTAGTAGATAAGAATAATGCTATTCTTCCAAATGCTTCAGATATAGTAGCAAAATTACTAGCAAACTATACTTGGCCAATTAGCCATATCTGGGCTTACAAAGCAAACAATCCTTTGGCTAGTGCAAGTGTAACTTATGATCCCGGAGTACCTGCTGGACAAGCTGTGTTTCGGGCTAGGTTTATTGAAAACTCTTTTAATGATGTTTTTGATGAGCTAAGATTAGCTTCAGCTAATGGCGGGGATTTTTCCCAGATTACAGGTCTATCAGTACTCAAAGATAATACTTTGCAGTTAGAAGTTGAATGGCATATAACAGTAATACTTATTTAAGCTATGGCTCAAATCATAAAACACAATTATCAAGATCCTTTAAATTCATACCCTTTTAATTTACGCTTGCTCGGATTGTTGCGGGCAGGTAGGTATTGCGGTTTTGATGGGATTAATAAAATTAATGGTACTTTAAATCTGGAGTTAACGCATACCGTAACGGGTGTATATCATACACAAGAAAATCTATCTGTGAATGGTCCCCTTGGATCATTGCTTACACATCAGGGTATGGTTGTACATGAAGATGCTCCGGTGAGTTTGAGTATAACTTCTAATGCAGGTAATGCGTTTACACGTAAAGATCTAGTTATTTTCGAACATGAGTACTTAAACTCGCCCGGAGGTCAAAACGGTATTTATTCAATAGTTCCGGGTTCTCCGGGTGGTCCCTCTTTACCACCCATACCTAATCCCGAAAAACAAATTGTTATAGGTATATTAACTATTCCCGCTAATGCTACTGTAGTTGATAACGTAACCTATGAACCTGCTCAAACACCATTACCGGGAGGTCAAAATATCATTAGTAATTTTCCCGAACTAGACGCAAGGTATGCTCGCTTAAATACTACTAATGTATTTACGAAACGTCAAAATTTCCCGGCAGCTACGGGGGTAAGCTTATCAAGCCTATTCGGAACTTTTTCAGGAGGTAAATGGACGCCTCATGATAATGCTAATTCTTTTACTTATCCCGCAGGTCAGCCCAGTATTACTATTAAAGAGATAGAAGCTACTACTAATAATAATGAAATACTATTGGTAAACCTATCGGTTAACCCAATTACGATTTCTTTAAACGCAGTTCCTTCTTTGGGGGGTTTAACTATTTTAGGTAATATGGGTACAGGAAATAAGCCTTTAGTATTGGGTACTAACGGGTGGGTAAAATTAGTACAAATCACCAATACTGGATACATAATAACAGGTCATTCTCAAATGTTCTCAGATATTTATGAGGGTCGCAAAGCTTATGCTTTAAATCCAACTGATTTTAATGTTACCGGGGGAATTAATAGTTTAACCGGTCAGGGTTTTAAGTATAAAATTACGGGTAATATCATTGAAATACATTTTAGCTACAGTATAGTATTCAATATCGCTATAAATAACTGGGAAGTAGATATAGCTAATTTTATGCCATATAATGCGTCACATACTCAAGGACCATGGGCTATTTTTTCTAACAACCTAAACCATAATTCACCCGATACCTACATAGGGCTAAAAGGAGTTTATATTAATGGGGCTAGTAAAGTTTTAAATTTTACAGATCAAACTAATGGTATTAGTATGGGTGTATTATCTTCTAATGTAGAGGGTACTATCAGGATCGATATGGTTTAATTGTTATCTCTTTAGTTCGGAGTTACTAAAGTATTCTTTTGCTTCCTCTAAGCCAGCTTTGATCTCTTGCTTGAGCTTTTTCAAGTAATCAATTACTTGGGGATCATCATCCCAACCTAAGTATTCTGCTATTAAACTACAGGGTAATCCTTTTTTAATGTTTTTACCCATTTCTTTAGCTTCTCTAAGTATGTAGTCGGGAGGGTTAAGTTCTAGTTCCAGTATAAAAAAAGCGTCTCCCGATAAATTATTTTTTAAGTAATCTAAAGCTTTACTATAGAGGTCTTCGGGATCGTTCTCTATCGGGGGTTCATAAGCAGTAGTAGTAATTACTGTACTTTCTTGAAAAGCGGGGTCATCTATATTTAACATAGTATGATGATCTTTAAACTTAGCTTGGTAGCTTGACCGCATAAGTCTATACTGGTAAGTTTCTAAAGCTCTTATTATATAACCTTTAAGATCTCCTATATTAGTTGTATCATGTTTACTTAGGTATTGGTTATACGCCCATATAAACTTTACATTAAAACAAGAAAGTATTTCTTTGTAATCTACCCCAAATTTTCTAGCATCAATGTTAAAAGCTAATTTTTTTCTAAGGGGTTCTGTTTCGTGGAAAATGGTTTCGAAAACTCTGGCATCTAAGTTAGCCGTCATAGGCTTAAGGCGGTGGGATTCATCCATAAAGTGATTTTTTTGAAGTTTAGATTTCCAAAATTAAAAACCTTTATATAAGGGAAATTATAAACCTTGAATATATTTATTAACATCGGGTAGGGTATAGAATTACTATTACAGGAATAGCTTTTAATTAACAATTTACTACCGATAGTTTTTAGACCTTTGTTTACGGGATTTCTATTAAGGAATACAGTTCCACGTTTATTTTATGGATGAAATACAGTACGAGTTTGACCTTGATTTTCAAGAAGCGCTATTACGCTTTATAGCCCAGGATAAGGAGGGTCCTCGTGCATTAAAGCTTTGTAACCCAAAACATTTTGGATTACCCGAATTGAGGTATATAGCTATAGCTTTTAGTAAGTATTATTCTAAAAATAAGCGTTTACCTCCGGGTAAAGTATTATTCCGCGAATACTTAAGGCAGCTATATTTAACTAGTCCATCTTTTTCTAAGCTTAAGGATTCTGAAAGAAAAGCTATTAATCAAGTAGTTGGCCGGATATATAATGGACCTGTAAAGGGTGGTGAGGATATATTGGAAGCCGTTACTAAGTTTAAAGCTTATGTACAACTACGGGAAGTATTAGAAAATGTAAACCTTAAGGATTTTAGTCAATATGAGAGTTTTGCTAAGAGTGTAGTAGAAGCCATACGTATAGATTTAGAACACTCCCAAGATTTGGGTACTTTTTTAGTGCGCGATGCTCGTAAGCGTCAGATTGAAAGGCAGTTAAAACAAGAAGTATTCCCTACACCTTTTATGCAGATAAACAATTGGACTAATGCTGGAGGTTATACACGTGGGAGCTTGATTTGCGTACTTAGCCGGGAAAAAACTTTTAAGACGGGTTTTTTAGTCAATTTAGCTAAGGGTTATATGCGTATGAAAAAACGCATATTATATATTGACTTAGAGAATGGCCAGGATAGTATAGCCCTAAGGTTTGAACAAAGTTTACTTAAGATTACTAAAGCTCAGTTGTTATCTGGCGATTATGACGAGAAACTTTTAAAGCTTTTACGTAAATATAAGCGTTTGGGGGTAGAAGTAGACATTAAGCGTATGCCCGCATACACTACTACTGTAAACCATATTCAAAATTACATTGATGAGCAGTATCGGAATTACGGTATAAGGTATGATAATTTGATTATTGATTATGTGGGTATAATGGGATCACTAAGTGGTAAGAGAGATGATGATGAGCGGATCTCAGATGCGTATGTAGATGTAAAAAACTTAGTACTCCGTAATGGGTACGAATCTTGCTGGACAGCTCATCATGTTAATCGAAAGGCTTTTGTAAGGGAGGCTACTCAATTTCAAGCAGATGATACAGCTAAGTGTATAGATATTAATCGCCATGTAGATGCTTTGTTGGGTATTAATGCTAACGATGAGGAAAAGGCAGGTAATGTAGCTCGCTTAGAAGTAATAGAGCAACGGGATGGTTTACCCAGAGCTAGAATGCTATTCTGGCTGAATATAGCTCAACAGCATATTAAAGAATTTACTAAAGTTGAATTAGAACGCTATAGACATGCTGTAGAAAACTTAAGTGAGCAAGAGCGTATAGATAAAGGTAAGAACAAAGATTTATAAAATATGCACCCTAGTAAGCCAGTATACTCAGAAGTTACTTTAGCTAAATTATATACTTTTGTAACCCGTCAATGGGGTCTTAGGGAATACCGAAGAGGTTGGTTAAAAGGGGATTGTGTTTTTTGTGGTAAAATTGGTAAGCTAGGGGTTAACTTAGAAGAAAACCGAGTAAATTGTTTTGTATGTGGTAGCCATGGTTCAGTTATTAAGGCCATTTTAGAAGTTTCTGGATTTAAAACTTTTACTGAAGTTTATAATAGTTTAAAGTTACTCGAAGATAGCACATATTTAAAACCACGCTTAATACCCCAACAAAAAGCTACCAAACCCAAATTACCCGAAAGTTTTAGGCTTTTATCTTTAGGCGAAGGCTATTTAGCTGACTTAGCTAGGAAATACATTATTAAAAGAGGGTTTAATCCTGATGAATTATCTGCTAAGGGTATAGGTTATTGTAGTCGGGGGGAGTATTCTGGGTGTATAATTTTACCCTATTATCAAGCGGGCGAATTAGTATATTTTATAGCTCGAAGGTTTATTATGACTGGCGCAAAATTTAAGTATCCAAAAACTGAAGATTTTGGGATAGGTAAAAGTGAGCTTATATACAATGCAGATAGCTTAGCTATTTATAATAAGATTCGCATAGTAGAATCTGTGTTCAATGCAGAAACTTTAGGTCCTACAGCTATTGCATTAGGTGGTAAAGTAATTTCTGAAACTCAGCTGAGTATGGTTATCAAGAGCCCTTGTAAATATGTATCTATTTTATTAGATCCCGATGCAATAGTTTTAGCTTATAAATTAGCTTTAGTTTTAGCAGAATACAAGAATGGGGTTAAAGTAATTAAGCTACCCGATGAAGAAGATGTAAATAGCTTGGGTAAAGCTGAAACTTTAAAATTAGAAAAACAAGTTCCATGGAAACAGTACTCTGAGCTTTATCGTGAATACTTAAGCTACTTATGAAAAGAGATCCTTCTATACATATACGCTATTCAGCATTCCTGCTAGTATTTAAAGATATATGCGCTAAGTATAATCTACCCAAAAATAGCTTTATTAAACTAGCAAAAGAGGTTTTGATAGCCAGTAAAGCTAAGAGTTGTACTAATAGAGTACTTTTAGCTAATACTGATAAAGCTATAACTAAGGGTATTAAGTTAGGAGCTGCAGAAAGGGATAAAACTGTGATGTTCGCAAAAGTACTATTATTAAAGCGAAGGCAGCTAAAACATGCTCAAATAAAATTAAGCACACCCGGAGATAAAGATTGGATTCATTTAAAAAGCTTAACTAGCCTTGCTTTAGAATTTTGTGAATCATTTGGATTAACTCAAAAGGAAGGGTTTGAGCAATATATAGATACTTTACTCAGTTTATTGAAACCTTTCCACTTGGGGAAAGCTCCTTCTATGCACTCTAAAATACTATCAGTATACGAAGCTAAAACTATCATACGCACTGATCTAAGCGCTGAAGTTACTAAGCGTATGTATGATTTATACGTAGCTAAAAGCTTAGAACGTATGGGTTTCTGTCCCCCCTACAATAAAAACCCCGAAGAGTACGCGAATTTTGTTAAAGCTAAAGATTTAGCTATTAAAGCTGGAGTAAGCGTAGAGCATTATATTAACGCTCAATTTGCTGGGTTAGAGTGGACGGGTAATATACCCATACCATCACAGCTAGTTAGCGATAAGGCTCAAATTAGATTAGCTAAGTATTTAGCTGAAAACAACCTTAAAGCAAGCCATCAGAAAAAATCTACTAGTATCAATTGGAATAAAATTAAGTCCCATGGTAACACTTCACATAGGTCCCAGTAAAAGCCAGGTTGAAGGGGCTCAAGTTTATTTAAAAGAACTAAGAGAAGAGTTTAAATTAAGATCTCCTGGTTACTTTTACTCTAATAAATGGCGATTACGACAATGGGATGGTTATGTAAGGTATATTACTGAAAGGGGTTATTATCCTACTGGCCTATCAGAAGATATTGTAAAGTATCTGATCAAGAAGAATATAAAGTATAGTATTAAGTTACAGCGAGAGCCACTTGGAGTGTATCCTATTCCTCGGAAATTGGGTAAGCTAGAGCTACGCCCTTACCAGTTAAATGCCGTAAAAGCTGTAGTTACTAAATCTTTAAAGGGTAATCCTTTTCCCAGGGGTATATTACATGAAGCGACTAATGCAGGTAAGAACTTAATCGCAGCCGCTTTGTTTAGAGCTTATGGACCTTACGTAAGGCTTATTTTTATTATTAATCGAACGCATATATACCAACAGGCCATACAGGAATTAGGTGAATTGTTACCAGGCGAAATAGGCTGGATAGGGCCTAATAGGGATATCAAATATAATAGGTTTATGGTGTGTATGGCCCAGAGTTTAGTTTCCCAAATAAAAAGCTTAAAACAAACTTTTTACCAATTTGATATATGTATCGTAGATGAGTGTCACTATGCCTCGAGTAAAACTTATAAAGTTTTACTTGAAAAACTAGAATACGCCCAAGTAAGAGTGGGTATGTCGGGAACACCTTTAAAACACTCCGACAAAATTAAAAACATGAATATCATCGCCTACTTTGGAAATATACTCCATACTACCCACAATATAGAATTAATTTCTAAGGGCTATTCTACACCCGTACAGGTAACTATAGTTAAGGGTAATACTAAAGTTTTTAAGAATTGTTCCTATAAAGAAGAAGAGGAACGAGGTATAGTTAATAATGAACAAAGGAATAAGCGAGCTATTAAACGTATAATGCTCAGAGTTAAACAGGGTAACATGCCTATTTTAGTAGTTTGTAAATACCATTACCATACTGAGCAAATTTACAAATTAGTAAAATCTACGTTTCCAGAGCTAAAAGTTAATTACATTCATGTAAAGGTAAAAGATAGATTAGAGAGGTTAGAAAAATTTAAGCAGGGTAAATACCATATCTTAGTAAGTTCATTGTTAATAAAAGAGGGTAAAAATTTACCTCTTACTAAAGCTATAGTGTACTTAGCTGCGGGATCCTCAGCTATAACTATTTTACAAGTTATAGGCAGGTTGCTAAGAAAACATAAAAGTAAGCAAAAAGTATATTTTGATGATTTCAGGGATAAGGGTAAATACTTATCTAAGCATACTCGGAAGCGGCTAAAAGAATATAAGTTAGAAGGATTTACTATTAAGATAAAATAATATGCGCAGGAAAGCTAGAAGTAAGTTAAACCAGAAAGTACCATTGGATAAACCCTTTAATTATAGTATGTTGGGGTCAGTAAGTGATCCATGTTTCGGAAAAGGGTATGATGCTACTAATACAATTTGTCAAAGTTGCGGGGATTCTGAATTTTGTGCTATAGTAATGAGCCAGAATTTAAAAACTCGTAGATTGAAAATAGAGAAAGCTAATGTTTTTGTAGATGCCCCGGTGTATAAAAAAGTAAGCAGTAAAAAATTGGGTATTTTCTTAAAACCCTATTTAAAAGGGGGTAAAACATTAACCTATGACCAAGCTAAAGAGTATGCTATTCAGCATTTGGGGTTAAAACCCAGTAGAGCAAATTTAGTTTTTAAGCTTTTGCTCCGTAAAAACAAGAAATTTAAACTTCACAATCAAAACTTATATTATAATGGAAACCCGAAATAAAGCAGCTTTAGTAGCAGCTAAACCTATTGACCACAGTTCACAAATCTTTGATCTTCAGAAAAATCTTTTACGCGAATATACTAAGTTATCTAGAGTACCCGAGAGTGTAGACTTAAAAACTTTAGATGGCCAGAATTTTATTCGCTATATTATAGCTTGTTTAAATACTGAATTGGCTGAAACCTATGAGCAGTATTACACTAATTATAGCTTAAGCCAAGATCCTTTGTTTAAGCACGAAAATTATCCTGATTTGTTGTTTGCGTTTAATAAAGAGATCGGTGACGTAATACATTTCGCAATAGAATTATTGATTTTTTCTAAGATTGAATACAAGGAATTAGAAACCTTTGTTGAGCATAAAGCTATTAGCCAGGGTTACAGTGCTCCTAGAGATGAAGACCCTTTCCGATTAGCCCACAAGTTATGCTTAGATGAACTGGTATCTCATGGGATAATCCAAAGTTTACCTCGTAGACCAGTATATACTAATGCAGATCTAATGTTTTTGGGGGGTAGGGTTTTAGCTCCTGAAATTATAAGCGAGTCTGAAAGACTTTTGTGGCATGTTACTTGTGCTATGAATCTAGCGGGTAACACTTTAAAGCTTAAAAATTGGTCCTCTAATTCAAGCGTAGGAGATATTAATGCTTATACAGAGAAAATTTGCGAAGCATTTATATTGTTGTTCCGGGTATTTATAATATGGGGTTGTTCTCCAGAAAGCTTATTTAGAGTCTATTCAGTATCTAACTACATTAATTTAGAAAGGTTAAAGCAGTAAAGTATGAATGAATTCGAGTTTAGTACTTCTCAAGAAGCTTGGGCTTCTATGAATGAATACTTATTTGTGCAGGAAAAGCTTATTACTGAAAAAGATCAGGGTAAAAGAGTGGGTAATGCTATGGTTATTTATGATAGCATTATACATGTTAAAAAACTATGGGTAGACCCTGAGTTTGATTTTAATGATATGTTTGGGTACAAAATACAAAAATGGGTTACACTAGTTAAAAACTATGTAGATTTTAACTACTTGGACCTTGTAACTCAAGAAGTGCGGAGTAAGGAACGCAAGAAAAATGTTCAGTATAATGTAACTTTCCATTTTAGTAATAGATACTCATCGGGTAAAGATTGCCTAATAGCTTTAACTTTTTCGCGCAGGGTAAATTTGGATGTGCCCGTAATAATTTTTAATCTAAGAGCTTCTGAAGTAACTAAACGGTTACTTTGGGATTTTTTATTAGTACAGCGTATAGCAGAATATGTTTATGGGCCCAAACAAAAATGCCTACTCCAGCTTCATTGCCCAATGATGTTTATTAATACTGAGTCATTTACAATGTACCACACTTACAGAGATTTACGTACGCTTTTACCCAAAGGTCAAAAATTGGAGCCTCATCAACAAAAGGTAATGGAAAGCCTTGATAAATTCTTAAAAGTAAATCCTTTAGAGTTGACTTATAGAGTACACAGACGGCCTGTAAGGCAGCTGCAGCGAGATGAACATGGAAAATCTTTACATGGGGCTAAACCATTAAAAGCAAAACATATAACTTTAACTAAACCTACTTACCCTTTAGAAGTACTTACTCAGAAACAAGTAAAGCAGTACCGTAAAAAAAATGGACTCACTTCGAATATCCAGAAACCAGCTTTACATTGAAGTAGCTAGGCTTTTAGCTAAACGGAGTGTATGTAGAAGGTTACAAGTGGGTGCAGTAATAGTTGCCGAAAAGAGGATAGTTTCTACGGGTTATAATGGACCTCCTAAAGGATACCACCACTGTGAAAATTGTGATTTACAAGGTGCTTGTATAGAATCTATTCACGCGGAAGCTAATGCTATAGCATTTGCTGCTAGTCAGGGCATAGCTACTAAAAACACTATACTTTATTGTACGCATTCACCTTGCGTACAGTGTGCAAGGCTAATTATTCAAGCGGGAATAATTAAAGTTTATTATTTAGAACAGTACCGAGATAATCAAGGGTTATTATTACTTAATTCGTTAGGAGTAAAAACCCAGATGTATGTAAATGAAGGTTATGAAAAAAGTTTACAGGGTAATATCTAAATTTAACGAAATACCTAAACTTATAGAGGATTGCATAAGTACTGGTTATTGTTGTTATGATTTTGAAACTTCGGGTAAGTATTATAGTCCCGATAGTTATCCTACTTCCATAGCTATAGCTTATCAACCGGGTTTTGTACATGTAATCCCTCTGGCTCACCCTGCATCCCCCTTTAAAGAAGTTTATCTAAAAATCTTAAACCAAATAGGGCATAAGCTTATAGAGAATGAAGAGGTAGTAAAGATTGCTCATAATGCCAAGTATGAAATGCAGTGGTTTTTAAGATATGGGTTTATTCACAGAGGGAGAGTATTTTGTACTATGTTAGCTAAATACTTACTGGATGAAGTAAGGCCTCATGATCTTAAATCAATTACTGCTAAATTTTACCCCGATAGCTTGGGTTATGATGATGAGGTAAATATATTAGCTAAGAAGTATGGGTGGGGTAACATCCCTTTAAAAAAGTTGACTAAGTATAACGCTTTAGATGTGTATTATACATTTAAACTAGCTATAAGGTTTGAAGATAAACTCATTAAAGCGGGGTTGTACAGCCTTTACCGAAATCTATATATGCAATGTACCCATGTTATAGCGGAATCAGAGTTTGTGGGTATAAAAGTAGATACTAGTTATTTAGAAAGAATTTCTGCAGAATATGCTGATAAACTAGTAGAAATTGAAACTAGCATTACCCGTAATAAGATCCTGAGGCGTTATATACGTAAGTATAGAGAGCAGCAATTTAGCGATCTTATAGCAAAAGCTAGAGTAGAAATAGAGTATTTAAGGCGTAGAGGTCAAGAAAGGCAAGCTTTAAATAGGGAAAAGAAAATAAGCTTATGGTTAGCAGGTAAGGCTACTACTCAAAAAGAGGCAAAAATACTACAAGATTTTAACCTTAGATCTGTACCTCAGTTAGTGAATTTACTTTATGAATCTAAGTATGGTTTTAAATTTCCCATAATAGACTATACTTGGGATAATAAGCTAAATAAGCCCAGTAATAAGCCTTCTACTTCAGAGGCTACATTGTTGAAATTACAGTCCAAGGATAAACATGGTTTTATTGAAAAGTTACTAAAGCATCGAGAAATATCTAAATTACACAGTACCTATATGGAAGGGCTAAAACCCTTAGTACAAGAAGATGGTTATATTCATGGTAACTTTAATATAGCTGGTACAGTAACTGGGCGTTATAGCTCTACTGAACCCAACTTGCAAAATATCCCTCGCAGCATTACTGCTTATGATATAAAGAAAATGTTTGTACCCCCAGAAGGTATGCTTTTAGTAGAAGTAGATTATAGCCAAGCAGAATTACGGGTAGTAGCTGAAATAGCTAATGATAAAGCTATGATTGATATTTTTAAACGTAACTACAATATACATGTAGCTACGGCGTGTAAAATGAACGGGGGTATACAGCTATATGATGAAGTAAAAGCTATACTAAAAGATGAAAATCATCCCAAACATGAGTATTGGGAAAAAGCTAAAAAACGCGGTAAAATTCTGAATTTTTCTATCCTTTACCAACAAGGAGCTGAAGCTACAGCTGAAGCTTTAGGTTGTTCTGTAGAAGAGGGTAAAGAATTTCAGCGTAAGTGGTTTAAACAATTTCCCGGTGTAGCTAAGTGGATAGAAAAACAGAAAAGAATAGCTTACCAACAAGGATTCGTAAAAACTTTATTTGGTTCTAAACGCAGATTACCGGATATATATTCTGTAAATCGTGGTACTAGGGCAGAAGCAGAAAGGCAAAGTATTAATTCTCCAATTCAGGGTACTTGTGCTTTATTTACTAATTTTGCTACAGTAGAAATACGTAAGGCTAAACTAAGGGGTGAACTACCATGGTACTTACATCAGCCTTATACGGTGCATGATTCTATAGGCTTTTATGTTAAGCCAGAAGATGTACACTGGGTAGTAGCTTTTATACTTAATGTAGCTCAAAACTTACCCACAGATAAATACTTTGGTTTTAAAATGAAAAAAGTAAGTATGAAAGTGAGCGCTGAAGTGGGTAAAACATGGGCTGATCTTAAAGATTATAACCCTGAAGAAAATTATGCGAGTTGGCTAAGTGAAGCTACTCCTGAAAAGTAAGCATTGGGTAATTGGGTAAACTATTAGTTTTTAAAGTTATTTATGTTGTTAGTTAAGAATGGTTTTGAGATAGAAAAGAGATGGTTAGTAGTGGATAGGCATTTAGATTACAGTAAATTAGGTATAGGCTTTGAGCTTTATGATGAAGTGCTAAGTAAAGGCAGAGTAATAGAACAGGGTTATATTAAGCAGCTTAAAGATAAACAATCAGTTATAGATTTACTGGAGTTAGAAAATTTATCCATCTCAGAAAATAAAGTTGAACTGCCGAATATGCTTATGAGGGTAAGGCGTATAGACAACCAAGAGTATGAACTAACCCTTAAAAATACAGCGCCCGTAAAACAAAGGGAAATAGAATTTAAGTTAACTCCGGGTGAATTTAAAGAGTTGTGGAGGTTAACTAAAGGTGCTAGGGTATATAAGAAAAGAGCTGATATTAAAAGGGATAAGTTTATGGTAACTTATGACGCTTTCATAGATAGGTTACTACTAATCGCTGAGATAGAAGTAGGTAGGGTGAGTAATTTAAAGCTTTTACCCAAAATAGGTTTAGATGTAACTGGTAAAGAAGAATGGTCTAACAAAAATTTAGCAAAATGAAAATAGCTTTCACAGGTTCTAGCGGAGCTGGTAAAACTACGCTAGTAAAGTATGTATCAGCACAATGGGGGTTACCCCATATCTCGGGATCTTCCGGGGATATTTTAACTGCAGAAGACAAGGAAATTTTGGGGATGCACAACTTCCCAGGTGGAGGTCATGCAGCTGTGATAAAGTATTCTGCTTTAAATGCCGAATATGGTGTAATAAACCAAAATCTATTACTCCAACGTAGGACAGAATTGATCGAAAACAATCATACATTTGTGACTGATCGAAGCCCCTTGGATAATCTAGTTTATTTTATAAATCAGGTGGGTTTCCACCCTTCAGTAAGTGATCAGACAATAGAAGCTTTTGCTCAAAAAGCTTTAGCTGCTTGGAACAAATTACATGGGGTGATTTATGTTAAACCCGTACAACCAGGAGAAGTAGAAAAAAATCACAGCAGGGTAGCTAACAAGTTTTATCAGCGTTCCATTGATGCGCAATTCCAGTATTGGTTGGATAATTTCTTTGGGAAAGATGGTCCTCGTGTATTAGTTATAGATTGGTGGAATTTACGCGAACGTAAACAGGCTGTAGATGAGCTGTTAAGTACTCTAAAAATTTTACATGGCTAGTAGATTATGGGTGCAGAGATAAGGGTTAAGTATGACCCCAAAGAATTATCCCATAGGTATCTAAAGGATTTAATAGCTAAAGGTTCTATGGTATCAGTTAGTTTTCGTGGGGGTTATTTCTATAAAGTAATCACAGAGAGTGAATTGAAAAGAGCTGAGCAAAGGGGTTATTTTTACTTAGCTGAGTTATCAGCTAAAGCAGACCTATACAGAAAATTATGAGCAAACTACAAAAATTATACGAGATAGCTAAGCATTCTAAGGAAATGCAGATTGCTATAAAGTATGGCGATGAAGTTGTTAAATTTAATTTACACAAAGAACTAATAACTTCAGAGCAAGCTTTAAGTTTAGATATAAAAAGGCAACCTACTGTATATGCTTTTTTGGGCTTAGTAGAAGTATCTTTAAGGAATAAATTAAGCGAAATAGAAGCTAGAGCTAATAGGGTTTATTCTGAAGCTTATTTAGCTCATAAGAAAAAACTCAGCGTTATAACTAATAAGCCCTATTCAGATGATGTAGCTAGGCATTCAGCTTCAGTTAATCCTAAGTACTTAAAATTATTAGCTGTGCGTAGAAAGCTTGAAAAGGATCATGGTACAGTAAAAGTGTGTTTAAAAGCTTTTGAGCAACGCAAAGATTTAATTCAAACAGCTTCTGCAAATCGCCGAAAAGAATTAAGCTAGCTGTGTAAACTTTTATAAAATACAAATAAATACATTATGGAAAAATCATCATCTAAGACAAAGCCTAAAAACAAATCTTTAAAAGAAAGGCTAAGAGAAAGGCGAAAAGCCTTAGCTAAGGGCGAAGGAAATTCTGCATTCTTTTTCCCTAAGGAGGGTACAACTAGGTACCGTATTCTTCCCGTGGATAGCGAACAAGATTTTGCTATTGAGTTAGTCCATTTTTACTTGGGTCCTGAAATTAAGGGCGTAATTTCTCCGGCTACTTTTGGAGAACCCTGTGCTATAATGGATGCTTACAATAAATTAAAAAATTCTAAGCACGAAGATGATAGGGAAAAAGCTAGAGATTTAAAGCCTAAGAAAAAAATAGCTTTACCTGCTATACGGTATATAGATGAGCGGGGAAAACAAGTGGATAAAGAAGCTGGAGTAAGACTTTTGCTAATCGGTACCAAAGTATATGCTGAGTTACTCGATCTTTACCTGGACGATGAAGCGGGGGATTTTACTGATCCAGTAAGCGGTTACGATATTAAGATTAAACGCAGTGGTTCTGGTATGACTGACACTGAGTATAAAGTAATACCCTGTAAACCCACTCCTTTAGCTAAGGAGTATGCTAAACAGCATTACGATCCAGAAGCTATGCTTAGAGAAGTTATGACTTCTTACGAAGAAACAGTTGATAAGATAGAAGAATTTCTAGGGGGATCGCTGGAAGATACTAAAGTAACTAAAAAGAAAAAGAAGAAAAAAGTTTCATGAGCCGTAAAAGTAGAGTATTAAAAATACTGTCCCCCGCGAAAATAGCTAAAAAATACCCTACTTCTGGCTTAGCTAGTGATATTGCTGTAGAAGCAGAATCGTGTTTAAGAATACCTACTCGTATAATAGCACTTAACTACCAACTAAATGGGGGTTTACCTTGGGGTAAAATACTTGAAGAATTTGGTGAAGAATCCACTGGTAAAAGTTTACTAGCCGCAGATTTTGGGTATTGCACTATAGCTTTAGGTGGCGAAGTTATTTGGGCTGATGCTGAAAATTCTTTTGAAGCTAGCTGGGCTATTAAGAATGGTTTAGATCTGAGTAAAATACACCTGCTAACTCAAGAAAACTCAATTGAAGTTATATCCGATTGGGTGGCTGACACAGCTGTTTCAATACGCAGTAGATTAGTTAAAAATGAACCAATACTTTTCGTATTAGATTCTACTGCGGCTATTGAGACCATCGATAACATAGGCGCTTCACAAGTAGATATGAAAGCGCAGATGGGTAATCGAGCTAAAAAGATTTATGAATTTTTCAGAATGCGTAGTACTATGTTTAATCACCTGGGCGTAAGTTGCATATTTATCAATCAGCTAAGGCGAAAGATAGGTGTTAGCCAATGGGAAGATCCAGATACTACGCCAGGGGGTGCAGCTGCAAGGTTTTACGCACACCAACGGTTAAAATTATCTAGGGGTAAACAGATAAAAGAAAAGATACGAGGAGTAGAAGTAAAAGTAGGTCAAAATGTATTTTTTAAAACTGCTAAAGATAAAACAGGACCTCCAAGATCAACCACTCAAGGTAGAGTGTATTTTTTAGAAAACAAAAATAGACCAGTAGGTTTTGATAGATATTTCATGTTACCCGAATTGCTGGTTATTAAAAATGTTCTAGATCGTAAGAAAGGTAATTCTAGGTATTACTTGGATGGTAAGATGTTGGCTAACGGGGAAGAAGCTATGCTTAAATTATTAGCAGAAGATGATAAATTACGCCAATTACTGATTAAAAAATCCCGTATAAATACGATTAGTAGGACTAGAGCTAAGTTAGCCAAAATTTCTGAAAATCTATACAGTATCAATAATTACGAAGAATCATGAACTCCAAAGAAATAAGACCTACTTACGCGACCCTAAGAAAAAATTTTACTGAGGCAGTTAGGAAAGTAATCCCTTCTGGTTTTACTCATTTAGTAATAACTTACGGGTGTAAAAATTGCTTACACGTAACAGTTTATCTTACAAAGTTTAAAGTAATATGTCTGTTATTTAGTTCTGCTAGGGCTAAGCAAAACGCATTCAATGCTATACTTAAAAGCTTAAGACAAGCAGCTCCACCATTTTATAGTGTTTACTTATACATTAGTTTTTAATGGCTAAAAAAATACTTTTAATAGATGGCTCTAATACCGCGTATAGAGCTTTTTATGCTTTTAACAAGCTTACTAATGAAGGTAAACCTGTATCTATAATTTATGGTATGCCCAATATAGTGGGTAATTTACTTAATAAGCTTGGGCCCGATAAAACTATTATAGTTTGGGATGGTAGGAAATCTCGCTTACGCATGAATTTATACCCCGGCTATAAGGCTAGTCGTAAAAAATTAGAACCCGAGGTAAGATTAAACATGATAGAACAATTAAATGTTGTAAGGCTATTTTTCAGGGCCTTGGGTATAAAACAGTATCATCATATAGAACTTGAAGCTGATGATCTGATTTTTTACTTAGCTCGTAAATTTTTGAAGAAAGGGTATAAAGTAACCATAGTATCCAACGATAAAGATTTTCATCAGCTATTGGGTCCAGGATTAAAAATTTATAACACATACCTGGAAAAATTAATACATACCGGGAACTTAAAAAAACTGTTTGGATATAGTCCTCAAAATGCCTTGGATTATTTATGTCTGGGTGGGGATAAAAGTGATAATATAGCTAAAGTTAGGGGGTTTGGGGAAAAAACTTTACAGGAATTTTTTAATAGGTATTCTAGTTTTGATGCTTTTTTGAAATCAGGGGAAACATTTAAGAAAGTAGATACTAAATTACTAGCAAATACCTATAGGTTAAATTTTAAGCTAATAAGTTTAAACTACCATTATAGGAAAGAACTAAAGCCGCGTCTGGCCCAAAAAACCCTACAATTAAAACCCCTGTTTAAAGTGGCTATAAATAAGAAAGAGTTAGCTAAGCTATGTAAAATATACGGAATCCGTACATTTATGACATCTAAGTTTTTAGCTCCTTATTATCGTAATGCTACGTAAAGCTATTTTTAGCCAGGATGGTAAGCATCGACTACTGTTAATCCGCAAGTGGAAAAGTAAAGGTAAAGTAGGGTGTTGGATTATGCTTAACCCATCTAAAGCAGATAATGTAAGAGATGATAATACTGTAAGGTGGTTAATTAAATTCAGTAAAGCACATGGCTATCGTAAATTCTATGTGCTGAATCTCTTCACGTATATTACGTCTGAACCCAAAGTGTTGGAAGTATTAAAAGAAGCTAAAGCTAATAAAGCTTTAAACTATAAATTAATTTCGAAATACGCTCTAAAAGCTGATGTAGTTATATGTGGCTGGGGTACTTGGGGATTTATTGATCGCCAAGGAAATACTGTTAAAAATTTACTTAAGAGTATGAAAATTAAAGCTTACTGTTTGGGTTTAAGTGAGGGTGGCCATCCTTTTCACCCTATGTTTGTTGCCCGTAAAGGTGATAGTTTTATAAACCAAATAAAATTACAACGGTATGTGTAAATCTAAAGTTTTAGCTATAGCTATAGCAGATTTACATTTGCATGACTGGGTTGATTTTTCAGTAGATCACTCTAGATTAAAGCAAATAGCTAAATTAGTTAAAAGCTTAATAGAAAAGTGTAAATCTAAAAAAGTACCCTTAATAGTAGCAGGGGATTTTTTCCATAATCCTCATAACCTTAGTAATATAGTTTTAGAAGAGTTTGCTAACATCTTAGCTTATGCTAAAAAGCTAAAAGTAAAGATAATAGCTATATCGGGTAATCATGATATGGCTTATAAGAATACGCTAACTCATAAAAGCTGTAGTTACATTAATACATTCAGTATCTTATTGGAAAATACCTTTAAATGCGTAGATGATCGACCGTTTATTACTTCAGAGTTATTAATCCAGGGTATACCTTATTTAGATAATAATCAAGGTTTTAGTGAATTATTAGAAAAGCGTATAGCCTTAGCTAAAAAAGCTATTTATAAGGATAAACTAAAAGTATTAATACTCCATACGGATCTACCAAAAGTTAAAAATGCTTTTGGGCATGAATTGAATAGCTTTGGTAAATTACCACATAAGTTAAAGCTAAAACTTAAAAATTTTGACCACGTTATAGTGGGCCATATACATGTACCACAAAAAGTGTTCAAAAATACTACAATGCTTGGCGCACCCTATCAGCAAACTTGGGGGGATTCGGGAGTAATTTGTAACTATTGGGAAATTTACGGGGATAAACTTGTAAGTATAACTATTGATGATATGCCTAAATTTTTAGTGGGAGAGCCTAAGGATAGTGGGGACCTAAATTTTTATAGACCCCCAGAAAAACCAAGCCTAACTGAATTTCCTGAAGTAAAGACTTTAAGCTTTGACAAAAAGCTAGGGTTAAGGAAATTAGCTAAAAATTATACTAAAGCTAATAAACTATCAGCATCACAAGCTAAAATTCTTTTAAAATTTATCGAAAATGAGTTACCCCATAGTGTTTAAGAGATTAAGCGTACAGGGCTTCGGGAATATCGGCTCAATAGAGTTAAATCTAGATAATCCGGGTTTAAATGTCGTAGTAGCACGTAATGGTACTGGGAAAACTACATTGTTTTCAGCTTGGTTTTGGTGTATAACAGGTTACACGTTGAAACCCAATAGTAAAGTTACGCCTTGGGAACCTGTTAGGGGTCCAAATTACAAAGGAACACGTGTAAAGTTAGAATTTCAGGTGGGGAATGAGATGTATATATTAGTTAGGCATGCTAACTATATGGGTAATACCTTCGGAGTAAAAGGTCGTAATAGCTTAAGGCTTTTTAGGGGTCTTAAGAAAACAGAAGTTAAGTATAAATACAAAAGTGAGCTTCAAAAGTATATATATCAGCTATTAGCTACTTCAGAGGAGTTACTTAAAAATACAATTGTTTTCGGGCAAAAGTTAAAAAGATTCATAGAACAAAATTCGGCAGATCAAAAACAATTACTTGAAGAAGCTTTTGAAATAAGCTATTTGAGGAATGCAAAAGAATACCTCGATAAACAAATAAATTCTTTAAGCATAGAAGAAAATCTTAGCCTAAAGAATTTACAAGCTTTAGTAGATAAGGCTAAATTAGAAAAGCAATTATATTTATCTACTAAACAAAGTTACCGTAAAGAGCTTGAAAATTATCATAATACCAAGAAAAGCTTAATTAAGGATATAGGTGATTTAAAAGCTAAACTTCAACAACTTCCCAATGTTAAAAAAGATATAGCTAACCATTACAAAGCTATAGAGCATACTAACAAACTTATTCAGCGCATAGAAAGTAAGTTACGTTTACTTAAAGATGTTTCGGATAAAGATTTTAAATTTAGCTTGGAAATTATAGGGAATAAAGGTACTATTGATAGTTTACTTGCAGATCGTAAAGTATTACTTAAAGAATACAAAACTAAAACTATATGCCCAAGTTGTAATAGGCCTTTGGATAAAACCTCTAGATTGGCTTTTAAAGCAGAACTTAAGAAAAGTTTAGAGGATCTAAAAATAAAGCTTAAGGATTTACAAATAAAGAATAGAGCTTTAGAGACATTTAGGAAAAACGTAGCGGGTAAAGTAGCTAAACAAGAAAAATTACAGGCTAAGTTAGCGAGTTTTAGATCTAGGCTAACACTATATAGTTTAAAAATCCAGGATTTAAGCAAAAGCTTAGAAGCTAGTAATATAACTTTTGGAGAACTGAAAAGTAAAGAAAAACAATTAGCGAGTTTACTAAAACCTAAAAAACCTTCTGATTTACTAAAGTTAAAAGAAAACTATAAACTATCTAAAGCTAAAAGCCTTGAAGCTAAAGCTAGTTTAAATAAAATAAAGCAAAAACTCGAAGAATACAAGTGGTTAGCTACAGTACCTTTTTCTAATTCTGGTATTAAAGCTTTTATCTTTAACCACATGCTTAAAGAGGTAAATAGGGTTTTGGAAAGTTATGCTAGTATAGTAGGTTTTAGAATAGAGTTTAGTATAGCATTAGATAAATACCATAAGAATTTAGAATGCCATATAACTAAAGGGGGTGTAGTAGTAAATTATGCTGAATTGTCAGGGGGAGAGAAACAATTAGTGGATATTTATACAGCTTTTGCTACGCATGAAGTAGTAACTTTAGTTAAAAATCCCTCTAACCTTATGATTTTAGATGAAATCTTTGAAAGCTTAGATAGTAGTAATGCAGAAAAAACTATGCAGTTTATCCTTGCTAAGGCTACTACAAAAACTATATTTTTAATCACTCATAATCTAAATTTTATACCCACCGGGGCTAAGTATTTAAGGCTATATAAGAATAAACTGGGGCAAGCTAGATTGGAGGTTTAATACTAGTATTGAATACTATTAGGGTAAAATCTTTATGTATGAACCAGAGACGTAAGGGTAAAAGAGGCGAAAGGTTAGCGTGCCAGTGGCTTAGATCTTGGACGGGTATGGAATTTACTTCTGTCCCTTCTTCTGGTGGTTTACGTTGGAAAAAAACAGAAAATATAACTGGAGATGTAGTATGTACGCATAAAGATCACCATTTCCCATTCAGCGTAGAAGTAAAATTTCATAGGAGTTTAGATTTGGAAAAGATGATCCGTAATAATGTAAAATGTACTGTAAGGGATGAGTTTTGGAAGCAGTGCTTACAAGATAGCCAACGTAATAAGCGTATACCTATGTTGCTTATGCGCTATAATGGTTTACCCCGTAATTTCTTCTATGTACTTATGCGCTATGGTGACGCAAAACTATTTAAAGTATTAAGCCCAGAGTTTCGTAAGAATTATTTAAAGTCAGGTAGCTTAATTATTACGCATACTGAATTTTTACAGTCTTTAGATTATAGGGTAGTAGAACAAAAATTAATAGCTAAACTTATAAGTGAATATGGCGAAGAAACTCAGTAAATATGTGTGGCTAGTCATAAATATAAATACTGAGTATTTTAAATCTATTAAGAAAGACTTAGCTAAGTACCCCGAATTTAAGGGCATAAGCGTATTTGTACCTACTGTAAAGATTATAAAGAAACAAGTTAAAAACAAGATAAAATACGAGCGTATACCTTTACTATTCAATTATGGTTTTTTACGAGTTATGCGCACTAAGCTAAACTTAGAACTAACTAAACAACTCCAGGCAAAAATTCCAGGCATCTATTCTTTTATGCGTAACTCAGCTAGGTCTACTTATAAGCCCCCAGAGTTTAATACTCAGAAACATACTGTAAAAATAACGCATGAAATGCCATTAGCTTTTACTTCTAAGTTAGAAGTAAATCGCATGAAAGTTACAGCTAAAAAATTGGGTATTTACTCTAAAGCTGAAATTGATAAACTACAACCCGGGGAACGAATAACTTTAAAAGGTTACCCCTTCGATGGGTTAACTGCTACAGTAGTATCAGTTAATAAGCCACGAAAAAAATTGAAAGTAGAAATCATCACTCAACAATTTAGCCGTATAGTAGAAATAAGTTTTGATAATACCCTGTACAGTATTTACCATCAAAATTATGATCCTCTCAAGAAGGGTAAAGAGAAAAGCTTAGAGGATATAGCTTACCATACTAGAAACAACAGCGATAAAGTCATGTTTTATGGCCAAGCTCACTAAAATGCCCGGTTGGGCTATACTTACTGAAGATGAAAAAGTAGCTTTAAGTTTAGCTTTTGCTCACGATAAAAGTAGTTGGGAAGCTGGGGAAATCATGAAAAAGCCCCATTACAAATACCTAGAAATAAAAGCTAGAGCTGCGCATTTCTTAAAAATTTTTACAGAGTATTTCAGGTTGTATCCTTCCTTAATACCCGATAAGCTAAATACTAGTGAAAGCTTCAAGGATTACATAAGGTTAACTGTGGGTAAACGCATGAAAGTTCGTGAGGCAGTGGCTTTAATAGGTAACCCCGACTATGTTAAAACAAATACGAGGAATGAATCGCTACTAAAAGATTTTAAATTGCTTGAAAAATCTAATGCTAAGCAAAATGTAGATTTTTTTAGGCTTTTAGTAGAATTTGATAAGTGGAACAATTTTAGGATTTTACCCCCTGGAGCTCAAGAGCCTACTGCTTTCAAGCGTAGGAATAAGCATAAGAATAAGAAATTACTTAAAGCTTATTTCAACTTAGATAGTTTGGTTATGGAAAAAATACAGGAGCTAGCTAAGAAACAGAGTAAAGACCCAAAGCTATTTTTACCTCTAATAGATAAATCAAAACCTACTAAACCCGTAATGATAATCCCTATAACTGTGGGCTCCGTAGAGATGTTAAGCGAGTTAAATCTTTTCATATTTAAAGATGAAATCATAGCAGCTAAGTATGGCTCATTAGTTTGGGAATATATGACTAAACAATTTAAACATTGCAGGGATGGTCAAGTATTCTGGCCTCAATATAGGCAAATAATAAAACATGCTGTAAATTATCATACTATCCAACACATAAACATCTACAAACAACGCAACATTATAACTAAAGATTTTGGTAAGCGTGATAACTTATACTATGTTAAAGTATAAGCTAAAATTTATTTTCAGGGCTTATATACAAGGTTTTTAATTGGTTATTATATTTGTATATAAATTAAAAATAAAAACATGGCTAAACACAAAAAAGAGTTACACATTAATGACCGAGTAGAAAAAATCCATTACTACTTATCTAGGATGCGTTATATAGATCTTCAACGCGAATGTATCTTACGGGGCATAGATTTTAACCTCTTGGTATCTAGTGATATAAATGGTTTATCTCAATGGTTAGTAAGACATTGGGAAGATCCAGCAGAACCCACTAGGCTCAATAGCTTTGACGATTGGAGAGCTAAGCTTTTAAAAGAGAGAGGTATAGATGAACCTTTTGTGAAATTGGGTTACGTGGGTAAGAGAGATGAAACTACTGGGGTAATACTAGCGGGTAAGAAACCGAGGTTATTAACCAAAATTAGGAAAAAGGCTAAAAGTAGGAATGATGCTTTAGGGGGTATTTTTACGGGCACTAAAAAAGAACTAACTTTTTTATGCGCAAAAGAAGGTAAAGATTTAGAAAAAACCATCGAAATAGTACTAGAAAAATTCCCAGAAGCTGTAGAAAAAAGTATTCGTATTTGGTACAATAAAGCTAAGAAGCTAAAATGAAATTGAAAACTAAAGTAAAGGTTAGTGATTATTCTAAGTTTTTTTATCGTTCAGTTAGGAAGCGTAAACATAGCAAGAGGAAAGTTATTATACCTTATTATTACTATGTCGTGGATATGACTAATCTACAAAATCCTCGGTTAATATCTTTAGCTTGTGTAGATAAAGTATGGGCTGAACATTATCGATCATCACTACCTAATCCTTCTAATTATAGTATTATTACAGGCCAAGAAGCTATAGATAAAAAGCTAAAATTTAGAACTATTCCGCTTAAACCCAGCTTAACTTCTTTAGATCTAGTTGTTTTAAGGACAAGTGCTTTAAAGCGCTTAAAGACTAGGCATATTAATCCTATTAAGAGAAGTATAACTCGGAGTTACAGAACAAAACTTGAACAAGTTACTGTTACTTATAAAGGTCAAACCTATTTCTTTTATACTATGCGTAAAAATCCTCAAGAATCATCGAATGAATTTTTACGTAATAAATACCAAAAAGGGAAAATACCTGTAAAAATACCCCCCGAAGTAATCAAGCAAACAATTCGGTTGGGTTTTACTAACATTAAACCCAATTGGTTTTTTATAGTTAATGGTAGAGTTAATCCAGAACGTATAGCTTATGAACGAAGAATACGAGAACTCAAACCCCAACGTTGTTATCGATACGGTATACAACATCTGTAAGTTATTCCCGGAATTTACTTCTAACGGGTTTACTTTAGCTTCTAAGCCCAATTGTTTTTATTTTATATTGGGTAACCTTAAACTACTAAAAGCTAAAAAAGGTGATGACCCAAGATCTTCTGTAGATTGTCTAGAGCTAAATGCCGAAAACGATAAACTTACTTTAATAAGGGGCTTAAAAATAGCGCTTTCAGAACCTATTAAAGAACTTTACCATAAGGATTTTGCTAATAAAGTTTTAGCAAGCCGTAAAAAGCTAGAGCTTAAAAGTAAAGGTAAGGATGTTTGGAGTTTATGGTTAAAAGTGTACGATAAGTGGGGGTTTACTAAAGATTGCATAGAACTATGAATAATGCTTTGTTTACTAAGCGTTTTAATAAAGCTATAGCTAAATACTGGCGTAGCGAGCTTGGATGGCATTATTTCTGTAAAACAAATACTTCGCGTAAAGCCTACAGGCTACTTCTAGCTTTAAAGTTATATCCTAAACATAAGTTATATGTATTAAATATATATAGAGCACTAGAGGTAGCTTTGGCTAACCCAGAAAGATTTAAGAATACCCATAAATTAAAGCTAGCTATTAAATTATGGAAAAAACATAAAAAACAATGGTTAAAACATTTCAATGCAAAGTATGCAAATAAGCCTAAAAAACGCATAAGCGCTAAGAAAGCTTTAGAGGTACAAAAAGCATTGGGTTTTAAGTATACTAGCCAATTATTAAACTTTAACCCGGATTTACCTTACATACGCTCTAATATACATCGGAATTTGGTATGGCCAAAACAAAGCAAGCAACTACAAAAAATGTATCAATTACAACCACTAGTGGGGATAGAGGGTTATACGGCGGTGGAAGTACCCAAAAAGTTTCTTCAATAACCCCATATAAGCCTTTAAGTATACCCCCTCGTGAAATGTATTTAGTTAGAGCTTTACAATCTACGGGGTCTGGGCCTAATAGTTATAGAGTTAAACAAGGACGTTTATACCTGTGTTACAAAGGTCTAAAATGCTTTTATAGGATAACCTCTAAGAATAAGGTGATTTATATACCTGAAAGGTATGCAAAAGTTGTAAAATCTAACATTTATAAAACAGATAAGCCATGAAAAGTATTTGGTTCATTAGTGTAAGCTTACTAGCTATAGTGTTAATGGCTATAAGCATAATTTTTATAGTGCTGTTGATCTTAGTGGATATAGTTATTAAATTAGGGCATGTTATACTATTGGGTTTTTCTATGCTCTTACTAAAGGTAAAACATTTAAGATTAATCAGCGGATTATATAATAGCTTAGGCTATATACATAAGCTATTCGAGCTTTGCGAAAAAAATTTAAATTGGGCCTTAAATAAGTTAGTACGTTTCACGGAATTATGTAAGTATTATGTTGAAAGGGTAAAAAATGATACTAATTTTAACGGGTCCTAACTAGAATGCGTGTATAGAGTAATCTATTAATTCATACTATAAATCACATAAATCACAAAACATTATGCTAAACATTGAAAGCCTTAAGGGGCAAAAAATCAAGTCCATAAAAGATTTGGGCAACGGTACTTCGTTAGTAACACTAGCTGACGGTACAACTGTATTAATTATTAATGCGTCTCTACTAGCTGTAGGAAAAGGTAAAAGTAAGAGTAAGCAAGAGGATGAGGATGAGGATGAAGAGGAAGAAGAAGAGGAAGAAGAGGAAGAAGAAGAGGAAGAAGAGGAAGAAGAGGAAGAAGATGAGGATGAGGATGAAGAGGAAGAAGAGGAAGAAGATGAGGAAGAAGAGGAAGAAGAGGAAGAAGATGAGGATGAGGATGAAGAGGAAGAAGAGGAAGAAGAGGAAGAAGATG